CCCATGTTGGATTGCTGATCGGAGAGCCGCGATAGATGACCAGGGTATTGGAGCCATCGTTCAATATCGCGGCGAAACACACACGATCATTTGCAACGTCGAATATGCCATCGCAACCAGTCTGCGCTCCAGACCCCCCCATCTCCTCCAAGCTCTCGGCGAAGTTGAAGTCGTTGGTCAGCGTTCCACTCAGGTCCACACGCAGGTAACGCCAGCCGGTGAGTGTGCCATCGGAAAAGAAGATCATGCTCACGCTGTCATCGCTGATATTTGGCAGGAACTCGGTGAGTACGGCAGATGCATTGCCCGTTCGCACGAGTGTAGCCGCGCCCCACGTGGACACGCCATCAAAATCGCGATAGTAGAGATCCCCTATTGTGGCGATCAGATAAAAGAGGCGGAATCCGCCCGTGGAATAGCGTACCAGATATGATGCGTTGATATTGTTCAGCGTAGTGAACGCAGGGCTGGCGGAGCCGATCAGCCCTCCATACAACCCCGTGGACATATCGAAGGAGGTTAGCTGGTTAGTATGCGCGGTGGGATCGCGAACCATGAACCAGATCGTGTCGCTTGTACCATCCCAGAACATGCCGAGCTGACCAACTGGCTCATTTGCTGTGTCCTGCTCGGTCCAGGTGGCCGCGTTGTCGGTGGATTTCCAGATTTGCAGATGCCGCGAGGAACCGGACTGGAACGCGGTCATGTTCCAGATCGCGCCGAGGTGATGGAAGTGGTAGGTATTGTGCGCGGGCGTCACATTCGCGCTGGGGGAGTTGAGCGGACTGGCTTGGATCGGGACGGGCATTAGATGATCGCTCCCCGCTCCCGGCTGACATCACCGAAGGGCATGACTATCTTGTACGGTTCTGAGCGCCCCCACTCACCGACGCGGACGCTGGTGTCCTTCACGAACAAGCGGAAGGGTGTCGGGCTGGTGAGTGAATAGCTGACGATCTTGGACTTCTCTGGGGATAGTACGAGATATTGCTTCCGGTGAATCCCGCCCGTGGGCGGAATCGAGTAGCCCAGATTCGAGCTGTCGTCGAGCCGCGTTATTGTAAACGTCACGATATCCGTGGACACGAGTGCGATCCGCGCATCACGATGGTGGAAGAAGTTCGCGAAGTCGTGCGTGGTGCCCTGAGTAATCCAATTCAGTGCCAGATCCGGGGCAGGCTCCCAGATCCATCTAATCTTGAACAGCCTCCAGAAGTTGGAGTCCTTGGGCACGAGGCGAACTAGGCGGCTGATGAAGGGCGTGGTGAACGAATACACGATCTCCTGCTGGTTCGACACGGAGAACGTCATTCCGGCTTGGCCTACAGAGCCGCCGTCATATTGGATATCGAATGTGCGGGGCAGGCCGAGCGAATCCCCCTCGATATAGAACCCCTGGAAGAACTTCGCTCCGGGATGGCCGTCATCTGTCCAGTCCGTAGCGCGGAGGACGCTCAGTTCTGGCTTTGGAATGAAGGACGGCTCCCAGAAGAACAGCGCGGGCCTGCCCTGCGTTGCGTTCCAGCTGATGTCCAGACCGATGTTGTCCGCGTATTGACCCAATCCACCGTTAATGTCGATCACAGAGTCGCGCCGCCCGGTCAGATTCGCACCAACTGGAGTCACAATGGAGAACTGAGTGAAGTCGTGGAATCCCAGGACCGCGTTCAGCGACTCACATTCAGAGTCGTAGTCGATGAATACGTCCCCGTATTTCTTATGCGCGCGGGAGTCTTTTTGGTCGTGAGATGGCGTCCTGACGTGACCTGCTATCGGAGAGCCGCTGTCGCTGAACGCGGTCGCGGAATAGGTATACAGATTCCCGTCCGCGCCGCACAGTTGGACGTTGTGGATCGGTAGCGCGTTGGAATAATCGTCCCCACCCTCCTCTTGGTAGTGGAACAGGATTTCGGGCGTGTAGGTGTCCCGGCTGATCCAGGCATCCGTCTCCTCGTTGAAGATCAGCGTCCGCCGCTTTCCGTCCTGGCCGAGATAGGTAAAGTTGATGAATCCGTCTGCTGCGCTAAGTCGCTGAGCAGCCTCTTGTGTATCGTCTGGGGGTGAATATGCCCCGCCCACTCCGCCCGGCGTTACATCCTGTCCATCCACAACAAACGACGACGTAGGCGACTCGTGCGGGAACAGCGAGAACAGGTCCATGTCGGTGATGGATTGCGGAACGCCGCCCGTGGTCCGATAGATTCCATCACGTGCGCGGAAGTAGATCCCTTTTCGCCCCACGCAGACCGCCCAGCGCATGAACAGGCCCTTTGAGTTGGGGACTTCTATGGCTAGGAAATCCGTCGCGCCGCCAAAGTTCGGATAGACTTGGAACAACCGCTCGCTGCTAAAAACCCAACTCGTGCCCCCATACATGCAGCCGTTCTGGAGCGGTTCGGATGGGCTGGTTATTTCGAGGCGGTTAATGTCCGGCGCGGATTCCGCCCGGTTCCCCTTCGTCCACTTCAGCGCGCCGAGGTCGTTATTATCCCCGCAACCGAAGATGAAAATACCAGTGAAGCCAGAACCGAACGGACCCCAGATGAATGGGAGCGGCTGGTGCCAGATTTGCGGGCTGGGCAGCGTGAACCCCTTGCCTGCTCCGACTACGGTGGCGTTCGGATTCTCCACCACCTCTACTTGAGTCGCGGATGTAGGTGCGCGATACATCGTGAACGCCTGACCGTGGACGATGATCTGATTGCCGAATCCGTAGTAGGGCTGATCCAGATTCGCGGGATCGTAGAACAGGAATTGGCCACCGGACGTGATATCCACAATCGCGCCGCCTTGTGGTTGCGCGGTCACGGTCGCTGTCCCGGTCACTGGCTGATCCAGCGATGGGAAAGGCTGGAAGTTGTCCTCTTCAAGGATCGGATTATTCGCAATCGCCGCGTCGTTGTAGGTGTCCGTGAACGTGACGCCAGCCACGTTGGTAACCGAGCCAACATAGGTCCACTGCGGAAGTGAGCCACCGAAGCGGAATATGTCCAACAACTCAACGGACGGATCGGGGTGCGCGACCACAATCGTGACCACAATATCCTGTCCCATCGCGTTGATCCCGGCGTAGGCTCCGGTCGCGTCTACTAAACGCATGGACGGGCCTGCGTTGCCGTAATCCCCAGGCTGCGTGTCCTGCGCCTTCCGGCCACGGTAGCGATACACGTAGGGGATGCCTACACCGCCTGTATCCGGTCCGTTCGCGTCGGCTGCACCAAGGGCGGCGGTAGGCGGATCGTTCGGCGGACTCGTACCCCATTGCTGAGGGGCCTGAAAAGCGGAGGACTGCTCGCGCATCTTGAGCGAGTCGGCGATGTAGATCCAAGGGCGCGTGCTGAAGCTGGGCTTCGCAACCACCATGCCGAGCGGATTCCCGCTGAAACCTGAGTCTACGAGGTGATTCAGGCTGACTGGCCCACCGGGCGCGGTTGGAATGCCGCGACGCAACTCAGTGCCATCGCCGATATATAAGCAGAACGGATTGAACGCAGCGGGGAATTGTACCGGGTCCGCAATGGGGTCGTTGATGAGCTTGATCGAGTGGATCGGGGAGCCTGCGGAGTCGAGGGAGTCGAGCGCGAGGCCGGGGCGTCCGATGATCTGGCCTTCTCCATACGGGCGCACGTTATCCAACGCGCGATATTTCCCGACTGGCAACTTGTCCACGGGCAGGGATAGATTCAGGCCGCGACAGATGAATGGCGATGGATCGCGTGACCACCGGGCGTTGTCGATGCCCACTAGATCCCCCCTGTCATATCCGAACCGATCTGCACTACTTCAGGATGAGCGCGTCGGCGGAATTGCGAGAAGTCGCGGGTTTCGCGGTCATGCAGATCGCTCGCCGCCTTCGCAGCCGCGCGCCAGCGTTCGTTCTGCTGCATCGCCAGCTGCACCATTCGTTGATACGCGGGTTGGGTGGCTTGGAACTCCGCGCCGCTCATTTTGAACGACGCCAGGTGCTCGGAGTAGTCGAGGATCACGTCCAGCTCCTCGCGGCCCACTTGAATCTGGTCCGCATCGACGAGAGGAACGGGCATGTTGCGGATCACGTCGAGGGTCACGGAGTGCGGATTCGCGTCTGGCACAGGTTCGAGGATGAGCAGGTTCAGTCCAGCCATCGCGATCACCAGCGGCGGCCCAGGCGCGATGTTCTGCCAGTTCAGTACATTCGTGTCCAGGTCGCGAAGCGATTCGATATGCGTATCCAGCCCGTCTAGCTGAGCAAATAACGCGGACGCAGCCACGCGAGTCAGCATAATCCCCTCGGACCAGCGCTGCTGGCAGTAGTTCGCGCGGAATGGATCGGAGGGTGGGCCGTCTTTAGTCAGCAGGTCCGCCAGCGCGCCCCACTTGATGACCCATGCGTAGTCGTCCGGTACGCCGAGGATGGTTGGGACTGTGGGATCAAGCGCCGCGCCCGTGTTGATCGTCACCAGGTCCAGCACGCCCGCTATGTTCGGCAGCGGCGCGACCTGAACGCGGACTGGGGGAGTGGTCATGACGGAGAAATAACTGGGGAAGTCGGGATTAGCGCTCCACCCCGGAGCGAACGCGCTCAGCTCATACTCATCTGACCTGTCCAATGTAGTGTAGTTGCCGTTCGCATCCAGGTAGGCGGCGCGACGCACGTCTATGGTGGTGTCGTCCAGGTCGAATCGGCCAGTCAGGAGCGAGCCGGACACGGAGGACTCGTGCAGCAGGACCGCTCCGGTTTCCAGGAGAAACTGATCGCGTCGCCGCTGCAACGCCTGCGTGATATCCGCCGCGTTGAATTGCTCAGAACCCGTCCAAGTTCCGGGTGTGGGCGGTTCGAGCAGGTGATATTCAATCTCTTGGAAGAGTGAGAGATCAGTCACCGTCCGAGGAACGAGTGAATTGGGAACGGTCGCGATATCGTAGAAGGGAACCGAGGGAGTGGTATTAAAGACCATCCGGTCCCGATACCAAGCGGCCATCGCGTTCCAGGTCCGCAACGCCTCTCGGATGTACACATCAAGTTCGGTGCTAAGCCAGAATGTAAAAGCAGGGTCTTGGAGTCGCGCTGCGAGGGCGGTTCGGAGGGTAGCGAGGGTGATGTAAGCGTAAGGCACACTCTATTTACCCATGACTGTCCAGTTGGTGCCGTCACAATACGCGAGTACGTGACCGCTGCTCGTGCCTGCTATCGTCGCGCCCCAGGTGGTAGTTGTGGAGTCCGTAACCGCTTGCACCGTTCCTTCTGACCCGGAGTTGCACGCGGGTAGCTGCGATACCAGACCGGGTGTGTGGCGAACCGCGCCGGGGAGTCCAGATCCCACGCCGAACGACCCGCCACCGGGTGTGAATACGTTACCAGAGTTATCCACGGTGACACTGGAGGGCACTGGAGCCGCGCCCGCGCCGCCACCTAGCACCACCGCCGTCGCTGTCAGCACGCCGCTCGACGCCATCGCGGAGGTGCTGCTGAAGTATGGAACCCCGCCGCTCGTGCCGCTAGTCAGCCCAGTTCCACCTTGAGCGACGGTGATCGGGAAGCTGACCGAACCGCACGCGCCCCACCTCCATCCGCTCGCTTGGCTGGAATCAGCGGTTAGGCAGGTTCCATCGACTCCGACAGCGAACCGCGCGTTATTGCTGGCTATGAACGCGAGCAGGTCACCCTTGGTGGTCAGCGGAGAGAGAGCGTTGAATGCAGCGAGTTGCGTAGTCTGACCTGTCCCGCCTTGACCGATGGTGATTGGCAGCGTGATTCCGATGGTGTTGCTGCTCAATGTAATCGGCGCGGTGACGGATAGCCCGGCCTGCTTGCCGTTGAAAGTAGACCAGTCCGCACTGCTGAGCAGGCCCCTGTTAGACGCGCTGGCGGTGGGCAAGTTGAACGTATGAACGCTCCCGCTACTGACAATCCCGAAATCTGTTCCAACAGTCCCGGTTGCGAATGTCTGAACCGCGACGCTGAGCCCGTTCAGCGACGTGATTCCGCCTCCACCACTACCTCCATCAACCGTGCAGCCGGTCGCGTTGAACGAGGTGTCTATGCCGCGTGCGTAGCTGCCTGCCGAGCAGAGCGTGGGCGTGGTAGCAGGCGCGGTCGCGGTGGCCGCGTTGCCGCTGGTGTTCGAGGAGATCGAGGAGGGCAGCCAGGTGGACGCGATATGCCCGCCGCTATCTGACTCGACCACTGTATTCGCAGCGGCGGTCGCGGACACCAATAAGCCTGTGCCTAGCGACGTGCCGAGCGTGTTCCCCCACTGCGGCAAATTTCCGATTACTGTGGTGCCGGGTCCGGTCACACCGCTAGACGCCGCTGTAATAGCGGTGCGAATCGCCTTCTCCGTGGCCAGATTCGTATCCGCACCTGGGCTACCCACCGCTGTGACCACACCGAGTCCATTCGCCACAGTTGTCCCGTTTGTAGAGTTCCACTGCGGGACGTTATTGAGCACGGTCAGGCCGGGGCCGACGATCCCACCCGCGCCAGCCAGACAACCGGAGGTGAGCGCGGTCAGATTCCCACTGGCGTCCCACTGAGCGCAGCCGCCGCTGTGAGCCAAGCCTGTGAAGGTGGCGAAATTCGTCGTAGTGCCGGTCTTGGTGCCGCTGGTGATATCCGCGCCGCCATTCCCGATCACGGGCAGGCCGAGTGTGAGCGCGCCGAGAGTATTTGTAACCGTACCTGAGCCTGGAGATCCACCCCCACTATCATTCGCCAGAATATCCGGGAACGAGATCGGATTCGTGCCGGTGTTGGAAATCGAGACATCGTAGCGCCCGTTGTCTGCGTAGAAGAACCAGTAGGAAGTGGAATCGGCTACGAACGGATTCGGCTTGGCCGTTCCTGCATTATCTGAATACAGCGTGGAGAGTGTGAGCGTTCCAGTCTGGTAGACAGTGACCGTGCAAGACGGGAAGGTCTGGAGCCATTTGGTGGTGGAGGAGGAGCCGTGGATCATCACGGCCTGCCCGCCCTTGGAGCAGTAGCCGTAGATCCGCTGACGCGCTGCGGCTGGACAGACGAGTAGCGCAAGGCCGCTGAGGATTAGTATAGCGCGTCGCATGGACTACCTCCGTTTGACTATTTCTTCCCCGGCGTCTGGTACGTGCTGCCCTGCTTCTTCGACCCCGCTGTGTACAGGGTGTTGTTGAACGGGGTCTCAAACTTCTCCGGGTTCGGTTCGAGCGCCTTCCCACCTTCATAGAACTTCAGCGGGATCGTATCCTTGCCCATCGAGTGCGGCTTGGAGAAATCCGGGGCGCGATTGCGGTCGTAAGTGCCCGGATTGCCCTTTTTTCCCGGCGTGGAGGACGAGATAGGATTCTCAAACGGTGTATTGATGATCGACTTTGCCATGCTGGTCTCCTTTTAGGTTAATCATACGCTAGTTTCAGTGAATTACCACCCCTCCTGTAATATCCACCTGCCCTGTGATCTCCAGCAGGATGCCTAAAAAATTCAGCGTGACCACATTGGCGGGCACGGGGATAAAGGTCTGATTGGAAAACGCGCCGGAGTCGAAGAAGTAACCGGGGGATGGCGAGGCAAGGTGCTTCACTCCCCCAACACCACCGAACGTCAGTGAATATGAGGACTCAGACTCCCACGCACCATTCTGCATCACTGCCCATTTTCCGGCAGTGGATACGAGGGATCGCGTAGTGCCGCCGCGAAACAACGCGCCTCCAGGGGAGATCACAGCGAAGCGAGTGCCGGAGTCTGCCTGGAGTTTAGTAACCCCGCCAGCCACATTGACATACTGAACCGATCCGGTCTCCACCTTGGCAAACTGGCTGATTGCGCTGCATGGCGCTGTGCAGGTCACCAAGTCCAGGTTTGTGGTGCTCATTGATAAAATCGCCGCTACTGGAATTGCGGCAGGATCGCAGGCCGCGTGAGTGAGCTGGATTGTATACGCGCCATTTGCCCCGGCAGGCACGGTCACGAGGAAATCCCGGTTGTCGTGGCTGTTCGCCGAGCCGTCGTAGTTGATAGAAGGAGGAGCTGGAGCGGCCAGACACACGCCAGCTCCTCCGCCCGCCGCTGGAGGCCACATTTGCGTGGGGGTCTTGAACACAGCGGTCGGAGCGCCGGTGTAGGTATGGCCTGCGGAGTCCTGGACCGTAATGCCGGACACTGGCGTAGCGGACGGATCGAGGACGGTAAGCGACCAATCCCCGCTAACCGGCGTCACTTGCGATAGGTTTCCGAAGTCTCCACTGACCGCAATCCGCGCGAGCAGATCGAAGGTGAAGCCGCTTCCACAGCTAGGACAATTCGTGATCCATGTGGTTGGCCCGTTCGCCGCGCCTGCGGTAGGGGTGACGAGCACGAATGTTGGCGGAGTAGCTGGCGGAACGGGAGATATGCCGACTAGCGGATATTCCAAATAGGGCAGCCCCACCGCGAGCAGCCCGCCAATGTGAATATCCGGCCCGCCATAAGTAAGCGCGTTTGGGTTTTTAGTGGAACTCAGATCGAATGGCGGAGTGCCAGCCACAGCCGTGGGACTGAAGCAGATCGTCGCGGGCGGGACGCTGGGAGTGTCGCCGCTGAGTGTAAGCGTGCCCTGCTGCGTGCATCCGGTAGTTTGCACGGCGTCGTCGGCACCGTTGGTATGGAAGTCGAGCGAACGCTTGATGTATTTCAAAGCCTCCGCGTCGCTCGTGATGGCATAGGAATCCGCCACCACGCGGCCTGGGAACTGGTACGAATATAGCCCGCCGCTCTTGGCCGTGGTGTTGAAATAGCCGAGCAGCCCATTCGCCATGTTGTTTAGGGCAGTCTGGGTATTCTGCGCCGCGTGCCCGCCAGCATAAGTGGGTGCGCTGATGTTCGCGTTGCCCTTGTAGGTTATGTATTCAGCGAATGGAAAGTCGATCCAGGGCGCGACGAAGTGATGAGAGCCGTAGTGGGTGTGAGCGGCAGCGCTGGGGGTGGCGGACGCGGCTCCGATACTATTATCATCATAGATCAGGCCGGTGGGATTCTGAGTCCACTCGTTAATTCCAGACCGATCCTGAATCGCATCCTTAAAGCAGGCGTCGGGGAGGGCGATGTAATTCACTGTGCCATTACCGAGGATTTCAGCCGCGTCCGTCCCAGCCTGCATACAACCGCCGAATGCGCGACCGAACGCGCCGCCGTTGTAGATGCCAGAGGTTTCGTCCAGGACCAGCGTGCGCCGGGTGCCAGAGCCAGCAGCACTGAAGATCACGTTGTTTGCTACACTGCCAGCGAGTTCCCTAGATCGTGGATCGCCAACTAGGTCGTAGTTCAAGCGCAAGCTGGTCGATGGGTATTCAAGCCAGGGCTGCTGACCGTCACTGCATGGATTGATTGAAGCGCCACCTCCTGTCAGCGAGGTTGGCGGGATGTTGTAGATCGGGAACCAGACGCTCGCGCCCCAGCTTGCCGTGCATCGACCGCTGCCGTCATGCTTGGCTACAAGATTGTTCAGCGAGTCCGTGTAGTGTTTCGTGTCCCAGAAGGGATTGGAAGCGGCGGTGCCTGTATGGTCCAATCCAACTCCAGCATAGGCGGTAGTCACGGCAACCTGTGGAGGATGCTGAATCTCCGCCTCCACTGCCTGAATAATAGCCTGCGCGCGATGGAAGAATGCAGGATCGCCGGTGCGAAGGAACTGGAGCCAGTAGGCTATGTCGTATCCGTGGCGGCGGCCTATGGATGCCCAATAGCGTCCACCGAATCCTGTCGGGCCTTGACCGTAAAGTTCCTGGCCGTAGTAGATTCCATATACGTTCTCTACGACATTGCGCTTGTAGAGATTGTTGAAGTAGTTGGTGATCTCGGCTTCCTGGCGCGGGAAGTTAATGGAATCCTGCGCGTGAACATGGCCCAGGAACAAGCTCGTATCGCAGAAGTAGGTGGGGTTGGTGAATAGCAGCGTATCCCGCCAGCGCGCCGCGTCGTTGCCGGGGGCCGCGCCTGCATGAGAGGTAAAGTTGAACCAGACCTCGAACGCCTTCCCCGTTCCGTCTAGCTGCGAATCGGACATGGTGTCGATGGTGCCTACTTTGCACGCGCCAACTGAGCCTAGACAGCTAACGGGCACCGCGCCGAATGCGCTTGCGTCGATAGGCGAACCGGATACGGAGAATTGCGCGAGTTGCGGGAAGTTACTCAGTCCGCTCGTCGTGGTAGAGCCATTCCACATAGCTAACTTGTAGCCATTCAGCGGCGTCCACGCGCCGGTAAAGCCGCTGTTGTAGACCTTGCGAGCCTTGGTTGCGTCGAATACACAGACGCCGCCACTGAGGGTACAGGGAGTCCAGAAATTGCATCCCGCGCCATTGCAGGGAGAGTCATTTAGTTTGTAGTTGACGAAGCTGGCGGACAGAACAACCGGCGTTCCTGCGGCGGAGGAAATGAGGGAGAAATAGCTGCGCGCGGCATTCGGGGATTGCACGGTTAGGTTCATTGCTGGGCCTGTGGTCCAAGGCCAGAAGTGGCCGAAGCCGGTTTGCCCGGCCAGCGCCATGTCGCGCTTATAGCCTACTTCAGATGTTAGGTCGCCGATTGGCCGGCCATCCGTGTGCGCGTCACCGCGAGAGGGCCATATTTCAACGCTGAGCACTCCGTTGTTGATATGCAACTGGTTCGGGTAGGTCTGCCAGAAGTTCGGCATGAACACATTGATCTGGTTAGTGCCATCGTCTAGGCTGAGCCAGCCGTCCGCCTGGTAGCCAGTTGCTTGCGTGACGTTATTCTTCGCCAGCCTCCAGCCTTTTATGGTCTGGCCGGGACAGTTGGCTTGGGATGCGGCGTTTGTAGAACCAACGTCATCGCAGACGTACCAGGGGACGTTGACGGTCGCGGTGGTGCCGATTGTAGGCGCGGTATTCGCGGCGGTGTTGCCGTGATCGGTCTGCGCGAGCCACACGTCATCGGTGTTGGTCAGGGAAACAGCGGTGGTGGTGGATTCGCTGCCATATAACGTGCCGAAGGTGGCGGTCAGGCTGCTTCCTAGGGTATTGGGGAGGAATAAACCAACGGACGTGGGCTGATTCGCCAGCAGGAACATATCCTCGCTGGAGATATGAGTACCGCGTAATAAGGCGGAGCCATCGCCGCCGAAGAAGAAGAGGCGACCGATCTCGGTGAACTTGGGGCTAGTGCCGTTCCAGAGCGCGCCGCTTACCTTGATTTGCGCGTAGAGGTTGGCCCCATCTTCGTTGGCGGTGAAGGCTCCGGTGGGTTCCTCTGTGGAAATTGCATAGCCTGGTATTCCGGGTGTTGCTGTAGGTACCGTAGCGGACGTGAAAGTTCCGGCGCTTGTGACTGCGACAAAACCACCAGAAGCGGAGTGACTGACATAATCGTGGCTGTCGGATATCCTTCGGACTTGATCGAATAAGTTGAAAGAATCATGCCGTATCCAGTACTTATTAACGCCCGTACTCACTGTAGTGCAGGCGGTTGTGTCGGCGCAGGTGTCCGACGAGTTAACCGTTACCGTTGTTGCTGTGCCTGGATCAGCGCCCGTGCGATCAGCCAGATACACAGTAGCCGTGCCGCTGCCTGCAAGAGTAGGAGAAGAGATAGCCACCAGAATAGACTTGATTGATTTGGTTCCATCGGTGGGGTCGCCGTGCCAGCGTTCGGTCACTAGGCGGTGGGAGTCCAGATTCACTAACCCAGCTGAGTCGGAGGTTATCGAGAGCAGGCGCACGTCCAAGATCGCGGCGGCTTCGGGCACAGGCACGCCTGCTAAAACCACATTCCCCGTTCTCGCTATGGTGGAGCGGTCGGTCAGAGTTAGCGCAACCGGGGTGCCGATCACGGCCCAGCAAGGGAGGGCGAGCAGGAATAGAAGGAGGGGTCTCATTGGAGGGTGGATTTGTGGTGAATCCCAGAACTACCGACCTGGGCACCAACTGTGTAGAATGTACTGGGATTGCTGATCGTATTGTAGAGAGCCGATATAAGAGCGGTGGACCAGTTCACATCCGATATGCGGATTTCGTCCAGCTTCCCGTCCCAGTAGGTGTTGGCGGCGGCTGCCCCATAACGCCCTATATTCGTGCCTGTCTGCCCGTCATCACCTACACCAGTCTGGCTCCCGTTCGTAACGCAGGAGCCGTCTTGGCACACTTCATTTACCCCGGTGCTGGTGGTCATGCAATTAATATAGTGGAACACATTCCTAGTCAATGCCACACCGGAGAGGACCGTCACCAACCCACCGTTCCAGAACTGACATCCCCCGCAGTTGGCGCAGGTTCCATTATCATTAGCCGAGACAAAGCTACGGTATCCACGAGAGGTAGCGGCGTTTTCGTTGCCCAGGATCTCCGGGTTCACCCCGTTGGTGAACGTGCCTGTAAAATTGACCCATGCTTCGGTGGTGTAGAGGTAGCCGCAACTCGATCCGGCACTGCAACCAGATAGGTTCACTGGGTAGGCGTTTGCCGCGTCTAGGTATTGTGTGGAGGCTTGGACCACCGCCGCCGTCCCATCCACCCCGCCTGTTGTGGCAGTGGCCCCGTGGTTGGTTAGAGTCGTCCCATAGATGGTGGAGTCGGACAGGCTGAGCGAGCCTGCGTAGTGCCACACGCCTTTGTAGTGGGAGTTCCAGGTCAGGCCCACGTTAGACAGGGAACTGGAGACACTGGCGCTCCCGTAGCACATGTAGATCACGGTATCGGCGGTGTGTGAGAGGGATGGGATGTCGATCCAGATATTCACGGTGCCATCGATAGCCGAATAGCTCTCAACCTCGAAAGGCAGGTAGCCGTTAGTGCAGGAAGAATCGTTGGCGAACACAATGTCGTAGCCGCTAGCGTTCTGGACCTTGCCGGAGTTGGCTACGGTTGCCAGGTAAGAGTAAGTGCCTGATAGCAGTACAGGGAAATTGGTCTGATCTGCCGTGGGAACCTTGGTATGGTCTATCGTGACGGTACGATTGAATGTGAATCCGAACGGAGATGGTGCCACATCGCCGCCTACGTTATAGAATGTGCTGGGGCTACTCTGATTATTGTATTCGGTAAGCAGCCAATCGGCAGACCTTGCGACCTTAGCATATCTGGCCTCGTCTATTGCGCCACCAAAAAATGTGTTTTGTCCACCCTGCCCATTGGATGACCCCAGGTAGCTTCCAGACGTTGGAGTTGCTGGCGCTGTCGTACCAGTGGTTTGTGATACGCCATTGGCCCACAAGGTCCAAGTTGATCCGCTACGGGTGATGGCTGCATAGACCCATACCCCACTGGTCAGCGTATATGTTCCAGCCGCTGGATTACAGGAAACAAAAGGTAGGCCAATGTGTAATTTGCCACTCGCAATGCCGCACGCAAAGCCTCCTGAGCCACCAACAGCCAGATCGGCACCGCCTGTACCGCTGCCCCACATTACCGTGCTTTCAGTCGTTCCTCCCCCCCATTTCATCCACGTGGACAGTGTAAGTCCCGTCGTAATTGCCGTGTTTGTTCCTAATGAGGTGTTGATGATCTTGCTGCTAGTGCCGTTGAATCCAGCACCTTGTCCAATCTGTCCGTTCGTCGTATTGTATGTTATCGCTGTATCAGCATTTGCCTTGTCCATCCAGTATCCATCGTTCATACTGTCGGTATTATTCCCGGCCATGTGCATTACGCTCGTGAATCCGTTGATCCACACAGCGCGGGTCTGGGCCTGTTGAGTAGTTACGAAGGCATTTCCATAACAGAGATAGAACACTGTGTCGGAGGTATGGGAGACCAAGGGGATGCGCACCCAGTAGTTAATAAGGCCCGAGGTGGCGGTGTAGGTCTCTATCTCGAAGGGGAGGAGGATGCTACAGCCGGAGTCGGAGGTGAAGATCAGGTCCGTGGCATTGCTCGATCCATCCACGTTCTGCACTAGGCCGCCATTGGCGACCGTGGCGAGGTAGCTGTAGGTCCCGCTCACCAGGACCGGGAAGTAAGACTGGTCGGTGTTGGGGACTTTAGTGTGGTCAATGGTGATGGTGCGCGAATGCCCGTAAGCTCCATACACCTTCCAGCAGAAGATCAGATAGAGCGCGAACAGGATTCGTCTGGAGCGCATTAGTTGACCGTGAAGATGATCGCGACCGTGTACCAAGTCTGCGTCGCATCTGCCGTGGCTGCGGAGACGTAAAGCTCATCTCCAGCTGAAATGCTGGTGGTGGATATAGTAATCGTGCCGCTGCTGGTCATGCCGTTATTGAACAGGCAGGTTCCGGCAGTTGAGGTAAGCGCGCAGGCCACGCCCGAAGCCGTAGCGAGCGCGCCAGATAGGAGTGCGGTGTTATTCGTTACGCCATGCTTGCCGATCTGGATACTGGATGTGCCTGTGAATGTAGGTGCCGCTGCCGATCCGGTTAGGGTCTGGGTGCCTCCGCTCACGTCCACCTCGATGATGGTTGCGGCGAATGGCACAACGCAGTGGCCAGAGAATTGAGCAGCGATCAGGGCGGTAGCGGATTGGGTATCGTTGTCGAACACACAGGCGCGGCGGTTCTGGACCGAGGACGCGGATAAGGGGGTCCAGTCGGCGGCGGTGGTTTGAGCGGTATTCGTGTTGGCTAGCAGGGCCACATAGCAGATGCCCGTCGCGCCACACGCTACATCGTTTGGGTTGTAGGCTACGGCGGTTGAGTAGGTTCCACGGAAGTTCATTAAGGTCGTGGGGAGAGCAGGAGGATTCAGGCCGCCTTGCAGCGTCACCTCGTCGATATAACCGCCGATGCTGGACGATCCGGCAGGCCCGCTGATATTGAACTTCAGCGTAGTCACGGGCAGGCCATTCGCGCCGAACAGGGAGGTAGGAATGGCGATCTGCTGGTAAGCGGCGGTGGAGGAGGACGAGAATCCGAACACTCCGCTTTTGACGATGACCTGCAAGCCCTTCTGAGTGGAGCCGTTCTGCCACCACACAGCGAGGGAGCGCGCGGCGGTCGCGCCGGACGCACCGGTCGGCCACACTGCCTTGGAGCGGAGGTAGAAGATTAGAGTATTCCGGGTCGCTAGGTCCACCGTCCCGGCAGCGGGCTTCACCAATGTCACGTTGTTGTTCAGGACGGCAGAGGTGAACTCGATATCCTTCGTTCCGTGATAGGGGTTGTTTGTGGAAGCGCAGTTGAAATGTGCGCTCGCGGTGCAGGTCCATTCCGTGTTCTCGTCATAGATCGAATCGGTGGTGATGTTGGACGGCGTGGTAGCATTTGCGGCGACCAGAGCGAAGGTCAGGAGGAGCTGGGTAGAGGGGTCGATGGTCGGTTGCGCGGGCGTTGCGGCAGGCGTGCCTGTCAGGACCGAAGCGGCGCTGGTTATGTCCACGATAATTGCGTCGATCCGGGGATTGGTAGGATCAGCAGCACTGAGTGTGAGCGTGACAATCGGGCTGGTGTAGGTCTGACCACCGATGGCGTAGGTGCATTGGCCGACTGTGAAGCTCAGGCCGCTGGTATATTCGACGCCGCAACCGCTGAGGATCTGATTCGCAGGCGCACCGGGGGGTAGCCCGCCACCTCCCCCTCCTCCTCCACCGCCACTGGAGCCGGTCACAAGCGTCCAGACACGATTCTCGCAGCCCCAGAAGTTCCCGGTCGTGTAGTTATACTGCATGATGCCGTTCCCGCAAGCGCCGCTTGGGTCAACGGATACATAGATCACGGACGGATTCTCGATCTGCGCCTGCGCGGGCATCACGAGCGAGATAAGCAGGAGCAGGAAGGTGAGGAGCGCGAGTAGTCTAGGCATAACCCTCCACGTTCAAAATCGCCGCGCCGGTGGAATAGAAGAAGATCGCGCCCAGCGGAACAGCTTGAGTATCCGTGCCCTGATAGGTCTTGCTGGAGCCTACGTTGAGCTGGTAGCCGTAGCGACTGGTGGATATCGCGGCGTCACCGACCAGGACGACAGCGGGGCTGGTGGAGTCGTTCTGGATGGATAGCTGGCGCACGCTGCCGCTGATATTCGGGTCCACTGCTTGGAGCAGCGCGAGGAGTTGTTGCGGCGTCGCGGCGGACAGGGTGATCTGGATGCCGAAGTATTGAGTGGATCGAGTAGAGCGTGATGCCATATTAAATCCTCACATTCTGTAGAATCTGACCGCGCCGAGCTGCACGGTTAGCTTGTCTGCGGCGAACCAGGAATCCTTGCCACGGATTGCGTCTAGCTCCTCGACCGGGAAGGACTCGTAATAGAACGCACCGTATGTTGGGTCTGTGTCTGGTGACTCCGCGATGGCCAGGATCTCCAGCCAAGCCTGCCAGTCGAGTGGGATGGCTTCGTTCGGGAACTTCGTCGCGTTCGGATCGCCCGCGTTGAAGGAGGAGAACTGGTAGGGCTGGAGGACCACGCGAGTTAATGACGGACGGAACATCGGCTGACCTACGCGGTTCTGGATCACCCACCACACCCCACGCCGCGCATCTTGGGACTCCCCCCGCGCTTCTCGCCACACACAGAGCGCGGCCAGGAGATAGGGATAGAAGTCACCGAGCGCGGAGGACATCAGCGGCGCTTGCCCTTTCGCGCCTGGCTGAGCGCGATCGCAACGGCCTGCTTGCGGTTCCGCACCTTCGGCCCACGCTTGGACCCGCTATGCAGCGTGCCCTCCTTGAACTCATGCATGGTCGCTCTAATTTTACTGCGCCCCTTTTTAACCCGCTTCATAAATCACCTCGGCCATCGGCTCGGCCACACCGGAGCGAAGTAGCCGATCACACAGATCAGCAGAATAATGAGCAGAATGCAGAGCACGATATTTTTCATCGGCTGCGGGAGCGGTAGCAACGTCCAGATCCAGTAGACAATCGCGATCACGATGCAAAGAACGAGTAGGCTGACGAGAAGCGGCATAGTCAATCTCCTTTCGGTGGTTCAACAGGGGGTACAACAGGCGGTGCCTGTGCTGCGGGTACGATCTCGGTCTTCTCCACGGTTACTTTGGTTTGCGTATCAGGCGGGCTGGTCTTGGTGGTCTCGACGGTAGTGACTACTCTGGCTTTGGGCAGCGGATTCTGATGCAGATAGCCGAAGAAGTTCAGCAGGCCATTTGCCACAAAGACCGAGAACACAAGCACGTAGAAGCCGCTGGTAGCGAAGTTGTAGTGCGCCGGGTCATTCACGCTGACGACAACGCCGGAAATCACCGCACCGGAGCCGCCGCCCAGGAATCCGGCGATCAGGCCGTAGAGCCAGTTGTCCCAGTCCAGATTCGTCCAGAAGCCATTGAATAGCATCGGCATTCAGGGCACCTTTGGCGCAGGCTGCGTCGAGTGCGCGGCTTGATCGGCCAGGATCTCCGCAATCACCGCGTCGTATTGGAGGTCCGCGCTCTTGGTCAGGGACTCTACCACAGCGAGGATCTGCGCGGGAGTCAACGCGGGGTATTTGTGGAATAGAGCGATGATGTCTTGCACGAGGAGGATCGCGCCAGGCGCGGCGGCGTTGAGCAGCGCGAGCAGGAGTTGAATGGCGGCGGGACTCATATTGTCGGACCTCCGATAGCGGTCATGATCTGATTGACCGCGCTGAGGATGCTATCCAGAACCAACCCAGCGGTAGGGGACAAGCTAGATTTGGCTTGGCCGATCCCGGTAGCAACCCACATCTGGATGATCTTGGACTTTTGTGTAGGCCAGTCATCCGCGCTGACTAACTCCGCGTCCATTGATTTGCCTGTAGTCGCAGCCACGACGATATAGTTCTGGACCACCTGCGTCTCGGACTGCGTGATCTTGCCGTTTTCGCGGAGCGCGATCAGGGTTTTGGAGGCAGTGGACTCAGCGTCCGCGATAGTTTTGGACAACTGCGCCATCTGAACGTTCGCGGGAGTTACTGGAGTGGTGGTGGTAGGCTTCGCGCAGTTCGTGGTGATGAACAGCGCGATGATGACGAGGATCAAAAGGTCTCTGGACTGGCGTTTATACAGCATAAGCCTCCTAGAAGGGCTGGCATATTATATCACCAGCCCTTTCAATCGGATCAATCGGACGCGGTTACTTCTTTGTAGGCGCGGCGGTGGTTGGAGAAACAGACCCGCTCACCGTCTCCTCGAACAACACGCCGACCGATGTGGCAACGCCCGGAACGGCGGCGGTGATCGTCGCGGTGTCGCTCTGGGTTTCCGCTGTTCCACCGTCTGGATTCAGCACGGTGACGGTGCAGGTAATGGGCGTGTTCAGCGATGGCGACGGGCCGACTACGACAGCACCGCTCGCTACCGATTGAACTCCCTCGGCATCCACGGCAGGTGTCGCATCGGGCACCAAAGCAACCGTATTCGGATCGGCGGATACGACCGTGACTGTCTGGCCCGGAGCGAGCTGCGCGCCGACCAGACCATCATTGTCCTCGCCGATGATGAAATACTTCTCGTCTTTTCGATTTGCTGGCATGCTTAACGGCATAGTTGATTCTCCTTGTGAGTCTTCGAATTTGATGATGAATTTGACGGCGGGATGAGGTGCGACCGCCGCCAGGATTTGCTGGAGCAGTTCCAGCATGGCGGATTGCTGATCGCGCAGAGTACGGAGGTCCGCGAGAATGGCCTTGTGAGAACAACACTCGGCGCAGGCGCGGAATAGCCGGTGCATCGTTTCTCGAATCTCGCGTATCTCACCGATGATGGACCTCATCCGCCGAGTCCTCCGAACATGATGTCCACGTCATGCCCTTGCATGAACGAAGCGTCTACCGGGAAGCCGAGATACTGGCCCTTCGGTGCGATCCAGGTGTTTTTGAATATCTCGAAATCCTGCCGCCGCGCCTTGACGATCTCTTCTTTGTAATTGGACAGGGCTTCCTTGCGGACGTTGAACCAGTTGATCCCGGCCAGGTCGCGGTAGCGGTTGATGTTCATCGAAGCCCACAATGCGGTACGGTATTCGGCGCGGGTGGAAAGGAGCACCGGGCTGAGCGTCGCTGGGATGTCTACGACTGGCGTCACACCTGTTGGAGTGAGCGGGATACCTCGGCGCTGGTAGATCGCGATGTAGGGATTCGCGTTCACCGGACCCGGCCAGAGTTCGTGGACTGGCGTTCCATCCGCTGCCGGTTTATAAGACGCGAGGATATAGGCATCGCCGAACGAACCCCGCTGCGGGTCCATGCGGTTCAGCTGCTCCTGATTGAAGTTGAGGAATTTCCCGGTGATCGAGTAGGCGAACGCGATGTTGGTGATGGAGAAATAGCGCAGGAAGTCCGGGCTTGGTGGCGCATAATAAAAGCGGACGATCTGATAGTTGCCAGCGTTGGACGGCTCGGCATACACGCGGTCCAAAGTGATCGTGGAAACCCCATCGTAGTCGATGATGTTGTAGATCGGGGAGCCGCTGGTTCCAAAGCGGAACTGACGGCCCTGACCGAGATTCGGACTGGCAAGCGGTGGAGTAGCGAATTGAATTGCGGTCCAGGCGGCGGAGGCGGTTGCGTCGCCGGTTACGGTAGCGACTCCATTTGTGACCGTGACCAGGCCATCGCTGACCGCCGATGGAACAGCCAGCGGACCCTCCGCGACCAGCCACGACCACAGCCCCTCGTCGCGGATATCCTGCCAGGCTTTATTGACAAGATTCCGCGCGACGAGGAGGCTTAGCCCCGGAAATGTCCCGACGAGTTCATTTGCCGTGTTGTCCAGCGAAGCCATAGTGCTCCGCGCGAGCTAGCGGCCAATCGCCATCAGGCGCACGGTGAAGGTGTGAAGATCACCGGACGCCTCAGCTCCGCCATTGGCGGTGGTCCACATGAGCGTGGCTTTGGTTGCGCCAGATCCGCCACTGGGGACGTTGGGAACAGGCAGCACGTTGTATGTGCCGGACTGGTCCAAGCCCCCGCTGACGAAGCTGATGTATTTCAAGCCGAACGCGACGGCCTGGATGTCCTGGCCGCCCGTTGGCCCCGCAGGCGGCGTGCCTGGGGTGATTGCCGTATAGGAAGAGGGGCCGGTGACTTTGATAATCGAAACCATCCGATCCCCTTCCCCGTAAAGTGCGACGAGAGTTACGCTCATAGTTGGATAAGCTCCTTTCTGAGCTGACTACTCGTTCCAGAATCGCGGCCATAGCTCGACGAGCGAGATGGTGGAGGCGATGGGTGCGGCCTCAGCGACACCGAGCACGGACTTGAGGATCGTGTAGGTCGGGTTGCCGCTTTGTGTTGGATCGTCGCCGAGCGCGCCACTGGTAGTAGCGGACTGATCGACGATCACCAGGTCACCGATGGCTGGAGTAGCGGCGGTGAGGGAGGATTTGAACTTCACGTTCGCCGTCCCTCCGACCTGAATCCAGCCATAGTTGCCCTTGGTCAGGATGTTGAGGAAGATCCCAGCCACGTAGCCGAATAATGTAGCTCCGGTATCCGCGCTGACCACGTAGTTCTTCCGATCCTGCCAGAACGCCACTCCGCCAATGATCGCAGCGGATGTGCTGGTGCTCAGGAATTTCACGTACTGGTAGATCCCGCCGTGCAAGGTGAGCGTGGCGGGCGTGGTGGACATGGCGGCTGCTTGAGCTTCCGTCAGCTCCATGAACGCGCCGAGTTGGCCGGGGTAGGGCTGCCCGCCCGTGCCGGTGGATGAGCCGGACCCGATGAACGCGTCGTTGATCGAGTCCAGATACGGGGATGAAAGATGAGCGATCTCTGTGTGTCGTGGCATATTAGTCTCCTTAGCCTCCAATCCCGTAGATTTGAGCATTCAGTCGAGGCGCGATGCACTCCAGGTTCAGAGCGCACTTGATCTGTCCGACAACGCGCGTGTTGTCCTGCGCGGGGACGAAGCCCGAGAAGCCCATTCCGTACTCGGGATCGTCTGCCATCCGGAGCAGGAACTTGCGGGTGTTGAACCAGTTGAATACTTCGCCGACGGTGAGCGTGCCACCGTTCGGGAAGTTGCCGGGGTTGGTCGCGGAGCTGGGCGAGGTGACGGTGGCAGTGAGCCAGTTGCCGATCCCTGCTTGGTTCTGCCCGTATTTCAGCGAGGGGAAATAGTCGTCCTTCAGGATCATCGCATTGTTCATGCGCATCCCGTAGGCCCCCCAATATGGATCGCGTTCCTGAGCGAAGCGCTGCTGCGGCTGAATACGTTCCTTGATATAAGCGAACGCGGCCTTGTTGGTCACGCCGAGGTCCGGTTCGTCGCGACCGATGGTAGCGGTCTGGTAGGCCTCTTCGAGGAGCTGGTAGGTGATCGGCGCGGTGGTGCCGTCGCTGTTCCCTGCCCAGATCACGTTGCCATTGAGGGCCTTGGTGATCGCGCCGTTGCGGGCTTGCGTGCCATAGCTGGTGTAGATATTCCCGTCCCAGCTCGGAACGATCCCGTCGTTGATCGCTTCCGGCCAGCCGTTGATGTCCGGCGTTCTACCGGCAGTCTGGCCGTTCAGGGCCAGCTCGACAGCTAGAATCGCGCTGATCGTCTGCACGCCATTCTGCATGTCGATGTCGATGAGCCTGAAAATCGACAAATCGCCCTTGTTGAGTACCTGGATGTCCTCCTTGTACTCAACTACGGAGACCTCGTAGTATTTCGGGTCAAATTCCGTGCCAGAGAGCGTCTGGGGCTTGTTGATGTTGAAGTTCTGGCCGCGCGTGTACGCACCGCCGATGAGCGGGGCGTAGATGAACACGGTCTGCATGAACGCACCGCCAGTAAACGGGACCATACACTTCCTGCGGAGGTGCGCCATGAACGGGGAGTCGAGGAAGAAGTTATCCTCTACGGCGTCAGGATAGATTTCCTTGAGCGTCGTTAAGTTTATCTCATCAAGAATCGGATCAGCCACTTAGCCACCTAATTGCAAGTGGCAGCGGTCAGCAATCGAGTCCTGTGGGCAGCAGGTTAGTCGTCGGACTTCTGCAACTGCGGTCTATAGCCCCGTCTTCCCGGCAGGCGCTTCCTGGCCTAGCGGAATCCCCTGCGAGCGGCGCTCCACGTAGTGTGACGCGGCCCGCTGCCAGCGGCTATCACGAGTCGCTGCACTGGATGGGGGTGGCTCGCTATTCGAGCGGCCATTGTCTCCATTGGTTCCAGAAGCGGCGGCGGTGTCCCGTTCGGCGGGAGTGCGCTGATCGCGCTTCTCGTCGAACAAGACAGATTTCGGCCTGTCAGCCAGAGGTGTCGTGCGTCCCGGTGTCCCGCCTGCGAGCATCTGTTCACTGAGCTTGGTCTTGTATTCGGTGTCGAGCTTGTCGCGTTCTTCCTTGCGGATAGCTTCGCGGAGTTGTTCCTGGCGAACGGCTGGGATGTTGAAATCCGTCTCGTACATATCGCGTACAGACATCGGCTTGTTGCCAGGACGATTGTTGTGCTCGGTCACCTTGACCAATAGCGCCATGCGTCCCGTCCACCGTTTCCCGGAGGAGTCGGTGTATTCCATCTTGAGCGGCTTACCAGTGAGTTCCTGGTGCTCGTCGAAAATGTCATTGACTTGCGCGTCGATGAGAGGGAGCTGGCGCAGTGAGCGGTTGTAGTCGTCAGCGGAAACGAATTTGGTTGGGTCGAAGCTGGTTTGACCGTCACCTGCCCCGTTGCCTGCGCCATTGCCGACACCATTTGTAGCGGCGGCGGCTCGTGCGGCGGCTCCGGTAGCATCCGTGGCTCCCTTAATTCCCTGGAGCAATTCTTGCGGATCGAGGCCGTTTTGCTCGGCGATAGTAGCGATCCGTGTACGGAATTGGGCGGTGGTCATGCGTTCAGTGTCGAGATCGGAGTAGGCTTTTTTAAGCTGCTTGTCCACTCCGTCCTTCCACTGCGCGAGGCTGGCGCGTTCGGAGAGGATGTCCTCCACGGCGCGTTCGTTCTCGCGGCGTTGATCCGCGATCTCCTGAGTTTTCCGGGAATAGTCCCGGCGCATCAGGAATTGATCGCGCAGCTTCGGCTTTACTTTGTCGTTTCCCAGGATTTTACCGAGGGATTGAACCTCTTCCTGCGAGAGCGAAGCGTCTGCGGAGATGTCCGCAAGCCACGTTTGCAGGTCGAAATCATCGGATGTTGGTGCTGGGTTGGGTTGGGGCATTAGTTGGCTCCGGCCCTTTTGGTGGAGGGCTTGTGGATGGTTCTACGCGCCGCGCTTATCCTTCGCGTGAAGGGGGCAGCGTCGCAATGATAAAGATTGGTCATTAACCGAGAGTCCTTGGAGAAGCGGGTTCGGGGACGGCACCGGGGCGAGCCACAGCGGTGCTCATCATTTTTCGCAGAGCTTCCTTGATGACGCGGGCCATCGGCGCGGTTTCGGGACCAGACGCGGCAGCAAGGCCGTCGATCATCATTTCAGCCTGGCGGTACTGGCGCATGATCGCGCGCAGGTGTTCCTGCGGATCGGGGGCTGGGAGCTGCTGGCCGCCGCCCATCGCGTCCATGCCGGGCTGCTGCTGGTCAGGGGGCTGCTGGCCTTGCTGAGGAGGAGCGCCGGATTCCGGGGAGCCAGACGCGCCGGGGGGAACGAAGCCGCCGCTGAATGGGGTTGCTACTCCGCCCATAGGTGACTAGCGCTTCTTCCCACTGGAAATGCGCTGCATGAATGGCGTCCGTACCTTCCCGCCAATTTTCATCGAACCGCGCTTTTTCATTCGTTTCATAAATTGTCGAGGGCCAGTCAGTTCCGGTTATGCAGCCTGATTCAGTATCGGCCCCGTTTGCGGCGATGGGGCCTTTTGGAACCTCGCCGTGCCATTTCGTTACCGCTTTTTGTGCCGCTTGCGCCGCTCTTTGATCTCGCGGGTGCTCATGTTGAACATAGGGAACTCCTTTCCCCGACCGCTCGCTTGAAACGAACTATCGGTACTCAGTGATGCTGGTGACGCTGCCGCAGTTGTGACGGGAATACCTGTCAGGAGATTACCGGAACTGACTGACGGGTTCATGTTGTCGAGTTGATACTACATCGGTTATGCAGAGGATGTCAAATGGTAAATTCGGGTGGCCTGCGATGACGATCTGCCAGATGAAGGAGCAGAACAGGCAGGAGTAGGCGACGGGGGCGTGGTCGACAAGCGCAACGACTTCCATGAAGCGGTGGCAGCGCAGGCAAGATGGACGCGCGAGGATCACCGGGACTCCGCTACGGTCTGCCGTCCGCCTTTGTTCACCATGTGAGGAGGAGCGCCACCGCTAGGAGGACGCCCCTTCCCACCGCCACCACCTCCGCCTTGTTGGGGCATCATCTCCTTCACGATCTTCATCCACGCCTTCCAGCGGTCGAACTGGTTAGCGGTGCCCTCGGGGGTGGGGCCGATATTCATGTCCATTGATTCCGCCAGCGTCCACGGGTCCATCGGGAAGGGCAGGCCAGCCATGCGGAATAGCTGGAGATTGAGCATCTTCTTGGTCATCTGCGTTATTTGGTGACTGGAGTTCGGCGTGATGTGGAAGACGAAGTTCGACATGTGCCAGCGGGCGCGTTGCAGGAGCGAGGTCGGGGAGGTCAGGTCGCGCTGCTCGCCGGGCAGGTGCGCTGGGATCATGTTGCCTGGTTCGTAGTCGAAGTCCTCCTCGGTGAATCCATCCTTGCCGAGCACCTGGACTTTGCGGGGCGTGGTGGCCATGAATTGGAAGAATAGCGCCATCCACATCTGGCCGAGGCCGCTGAGCGAGGATTCCATGTTCCGGGACATATCCGTGACGATAGGCCCAGCCATCTCCATGATCTTGTCTATGGACTCAGAGGAGGGGATTTGACGGGCTTTGGCGAGCGCGGTGATATCGCGGACTCCGACGAGATGGTCCATCCGCTCCTCCTGCGCCTTGATCCACTCGGGGATGTAGGCGGGGACTTCGTAGTGGCGCGGGTCCAGAACGGTTTTGATCGGGGTCTCGACCATCTGCATTTTCACCGGAATGGCTTGGCCGCCCTGGCGGAAGTCGAAATCGTCCATCAGGGTCTTGGCCAGTACGTCCATGTCGTAGAACACGTTCGGGCGCAGGCGGGTGTTGGCGGCGTCCTCGACCGCGCGCATCAGGCCGGTGTTGGATGCCTGAATAGAAGCCTGGTCGCGCATGGCGGAGTAGCCGATCTGCTCCCAGGCCCAGTCGTCGATGGTGAAGGGGACGAGGGGAACGCCGCGTATCCACCACGGCGACGGGCCATCGCTCAGTTCCACGTTGTTGTCTATGCTAGCTACAAAGTGACGGCGATTCGGATAGAGCATCGCGTCTTCGCGCGTCGCGCGGCGGGTCAACGAGTGGCCCTGCATATCGCGCAGGCCGGAGGGGATTTCGGAGTTGAAGACAGGGACTTCGTAGGACCAGTTCGTGTCCGGGTCGCCCATGACGAGCGGACGCGGGCCGAGGTTGATCTGCCCATCCATGATGTAGGTGTGGTAGATATCCAACATCGGGAACGGGGTGTCGTCTTCTTCTCGGCGGGCCTGGCCCATTCCTAGGCGGCGGAGGAGCGGAGTCACGAAGCCCTGGACGCGACCGAGGCCGCGCTTCATGGAGCCGCTGGCGACATAGGTAGGCTTGAGTTTATCCGCGTGCTCCGGCCAGAGTGCGTGCGCTATGTGGATGGGAGTTCGGATGCGGATGGAGACTGCATAAGCGCCCTGTAGGTTGTGGTCAGACGGCATCTGGACGAACAGGACATCGCGCGGGCCATAGACATTCAGGTGAATATCGCCGCGGCCAACGGACCAGTAGTCGCGCTTCCACACTGGCGAGATATAGCCAGTGCCCATGACGAAGGCATATTGCAGGGCCTTGCGAATCGCGCGGTCGGCGAAAGTATTGTGCCACCACGCGGACACCATTTTGTTGAGGATCAGGGCGTGCTGGTCGTAGTCGTGATTGTCGTTTTTGTAGCCCCACATCGGGCGCAGGTTGCTAAGTGTGGCGACCAGTTCTCTAACATTGCGCTTGGCTCGATTAACCCGAACACCGGACAAAGTACGAGCCTGCCGGATATCGGACGCTGATACGCCCGCAACAACATCGAGAGCCCGGTCCATATCGATATAGGACCGCTGCTGGCGCATGTAAGATTCTGCTTCACCGATTGCTTCACGGAGCCATCCGATCTTTTTATCAGCGGGCGTGCGCTCGCCGCGCTGGTCGTATTCCGGGGGTGCTTTCCATTCGGACTCGCGATAGGCCATGTTAGTCCTTGGAGTTCAGGAGTGGGAAGCGCTCGCCCGTGCGCGTCCAGAACTTGCATTTCGCATGAGATTCGATGGACTTCTCCGGCTGCAAGCGTACCACTTCGCAGACGTTATAGCCAGCCACGGGGCCTTGAAAGAAGTGCTTGCAGTCGCGGCAGAAGTAGTCGGTCTTGTTTTGGGATTGGGACTGGTAGGCGGCTTCGGGGCCGGTTAGCTTCTCGGGACGGTCGGCCAGCAGGCGTTTGTAGTCAGCTAACCCTTTCGACTCCGCCATCCGGTCCTTTCGTCGCTATGGCTCTCGCGGTTGCTGCTGTCATTCGCAAACACTTCGATGTGGAAATTCGTGGAGCGTGGCCGCGTGTTCTCCCGCTGCCGATCCTTCTGCTCCTGGTACTCGCGGACTTGGTCTAGGAACTGGCGTCCAGCGGGACTCATGCGGTCGCGGAGGTTGTTCATGAAGGCCCTATTCCGCGCGCGCGTCGCCGCTCTTGAAGAGTCTGATTGGTATTGTACCTGACGAAGCGTGGAGTCTTCTCGGGCATTGACTTCTCTAGAGACTCGATCAGCTTCTTGTATCGTCCTGACCTCAACTTTTCGATATCCGGCTGGGACAGGCGCGTCGGTAGACGCAGGGAATCGGTATTGCCCATCGTGAGAAACGTGAATAACGATAGGATCGAAGTGTTGAGCGCGGCTGGAGAAGATAGAGCCGTGCGGACAGAATGGGAAATCTCCAATGGTTAGCTCCTTTCCACAATCGTTACAGGTCGAACTCATTGAATTGCTCCTCTGGTTCCTGACGACCGCCGAACAGGTAAACTCGCGGGTCTTTGTAAATCTGCCCGTCGCGAGATGCTGGCGCGCCCAGAAATCCCTCCATAGACGTGTTCACCAGCGGAATATCCCGCGACTGCCAGCTGAACTGCTCGTCGAAAGTCGCGTGATGCTGTCCTTCGCCGCGCTTCGGGCGAGTAGATGGAGTCCGAATTCCCGTGCGGATCTCGGTGTCGTATAGTGATAGCAGGACAAAGCCCATCGCCATAATACGATCATCGTGGCCTCCATAGGTCGCTTTGAGTTCCTGGACATCCTCGCCGCGCTCCAGATCCTCCATCTCGACCACAAACCACGGCGAGTTGATATCCAGCCAGCCGTCGCGAAGCCACTTGATGATCTGGTCCATCATCATCGCACGGAACCAGTAGTTGGTAAAGACGCCTAGTTTCTGAGCCTGGGCTTTGCGAATCCGCTTGGTATCGTAGCGGACCCACAGGTGAAAGTTAGACCAACCACGCTTTTTCAATTCGTTCTGCGTCGCCTCGCCATTCCCGCGGCATTCAATCGCCATGCGCGGCTGCTGCTTCATCCCAACGCGCCGGACGGCGTAGTAGGAGCCAATCGCCATGCAGATCGGCCAGAGGTCGAAGGCGTTGATATACGGGTTGGAATACTCGCAGACCTGCGCGTCGTTGCGGTGCAGGTTGCCCTTGCGGAGGCCCTCGATTACCGAGCGGTCTTGTCCCAAGCCGTCCGAGGTGTCTACGCCGAACCCGTATTCCTCCCCATCCTCCGGGTGCTCGTAGACGTAGAGCTTGCCGAGTCCATCATCGGTCGAGTATCCCTCCCAGCGGACTGGTTGGAGCGTGTAGTCGTAGGTGACGCCGGGGGTCCAGTTGGCTTTAACGAGAATACTAGGTTTGTCACCGTCCCATTGTCGTTGAGGGACTCGTAACCGATCAGGGATATCGTCTCCAAGGATCGTATACACACCGAGAGGAGTCCTTCTCCCGGCCTCGTCTCGATACCATGAAATTGTGTCTGTATCGAATACCGAGATCGCGGTGGACTGGAACGCTTCGAGGTCATCTGCGGGCATCTCCTGGAGGAATTTGTTCAGCTCGTTCTTCGCTACGTGCTCCGCGCGCTCGACTTCGTAGAACCACATCTGATCGAGAGGCATCGTCCAGTCAGATCCGAGGAACTGGCGGAGGAGAGTGTTTGAGCGGACGTAGTTGCGGGCGCGCTCGGCATGGGCGATGGTGGTCTGCTCGGGCTTCCAGTCGAGAGGTTTCGGGCGCGCGCGGAGCCAGGTTGGGGTGGGATACAGGTCAGTCCCAACAAACCAAGGCAGGAAGATAGGGCGCAGGCGCGCGCGGCCACTGGACCAGGCGGATTTGGCGTGCTCCCAGGATTTGTGCCACCAGTTGCGTCGGCCTTGCGCGGTGGATTCGAGCACGAGATACATGTAGGGGGAATCGTGCATGGCGCGCATGAGCGAGGCGTCTACTAAGTCCTCTGCATTCTTGAAGTCACACAACTCTGAAAGATGAGCTACCGTAGGTGTGTCACCACGGCTGATCCCGGTGAACTGCGACCCGTGCTGGATGGATATGAACGAGTGCTGCAAGGGAAACTCCATCAGCTCGCCAATGACCTGACGGATTCCAGGGCGCAGGTAGAAGGGCTGATTCTCGAATGCCCGCTCCATCATGCCCGCCATTTTGGTGGACTTGTCTGGATCGGACGACGCCACGACCGCGTTGGTGTGCGCGTAGAATTGGGCGCGATGAAGGACCGCTAACTCCGTGTCGGTAGAAACGCCGAGTTGGCGGGCTTTGAGCTGGATGAACGCAATGGCGACCTGCATCAACTCAGACTCCGCGCGGATTGTATGCACAATTCGTTGCGCCACGTTCGGGGAGTAGAGGATCATCGCGCCGTCGCGGGAGCGGATCATGGCGTAGCGCGTGGCCCAGTACAGATAGTCGAGCTGGCACATGATCTTTTCGTTCCGGGCGAAGCGGCGCTCGTCGAGATCGAATTTGAGAGGAGGGTATTTAGGATCGCGCTGGTGCTCGTAGTCCCAGTCGCGGAGCTTATCGGCGAAGTGGGAGCAGGCGGTGCGGACTTCGGAAATAGAATGGTAGCGGAGGGATAGCTTGGACTCGTCCGGATTCAGAGAGTGGCGGGCGCGGTCGTCCAGGCGGGCCTGGTAGCGCTCTACGTTAGCCTGGATCACGGACGGGTGATACAAGAAGCCTCCATAAACGCGCCTATGAACTGGGCCGCAACTTGCGGGACGATGGCATTGCCGTAGGCGCGCAACTTGCCCACTCTGGCGGGAATCCCAAGAGCCAGCGGGAAAAGTCCGGGTTGAGTGCGCCGCGTTTTTCCGTCGAGGCAGGGGATGAGGGAGTGGGCGGACCAGAAGCCAGCCGCACCTGATCTTGCAGGTTCACTGCATGCCCCCCAGCCTTCCTCTTCTCCGGGTCTTGGCCGTTCCCGCGCAGGCTGTTGGGGCTGCATGCGGTCGGACTCACCCAACCGGCCATCAACACCAAGTGCCTCAACTGGCTCCCATAACTCGCCCCGCTCGGCCTCTTCATCCCCGCAGCCCTGCGCTCCGCCGCCGTTATGGACCCCCCGCCTGCCGCATCGTACAGATTCGGACTCGGCCACCCACCATAACCTCTGCCTGATGTGCGGCGCGCCCGCGCCCGCAGCGCACAAATCGGCGGCCCCGACTCCATATCCCATCGCTTCCAGGTCAGCTCGTACTCCAGCGAGCCATTCACGTCCATCCTTTGACGTAACCTGCTCTCCAAACACGACTGGAGGAGCGCACTCGCCGATGAGCCGATGGAACTCCGGCCACAGGTGCCGTTCGTCGCTTGTGCCGCCCCGCTTGCCTGCACAGGAGAAAGGCTGGCAGGGGCAGGAGCCAGTCCAGACTTGCTGGTCATCCGGCCATCCCGCGAGCCTGAGCGCCAGCGGCCACCCCCCGATCCCCGCGAAGAAATGGCAGGCCGTGAAGCCTCGGAGATCAGTTGCAGAAACCTCTCGGATAGACCGCTCATCTACTTCTCCGTCCGGTAGATGCCCAGCGGCAATGAGGTTGCGTAGCCATTGGCAGCAATATGGGTCTAGCTCGTTATAGTAGACGCCGCGCACGACGCGATCTCCTCCACGTTCCACTTGTGCGGATCGGCGTTGCGATAGTAATGGACATGCGCGCCGTACCAGGGGTCGGTCGGCTGGTTGTCGGCGGTGCCCCACTTTTGGTCCGAGTTGCAGGGGAGCAGGATTAGCGTAGGCACGCCACATAGCCCTGCCAGATGCGCGACCGCTGTGTCCACGGTCACGACGAGCTTGCAGGACCGGATGGTCTGGGCGGTGACGCGCCAGCCCGCGATGAGCGATTCGTCTTGCAGGATTCCACTTGGGATTACAAAGCCCTTAGTGGTATAAAGCGCGAGTTTTGATGGAGCCAGTGAGGTGACCTCGCCGTAGTTGGCCAGGGCGTCCGCTAGCGATTGCGCGGAGTCGTCATCGAGCGAGCGGACAGGACGGAGTGTGAGGTTCTCCTCCGCGCGCCAGCAATAGCCGATGCGCTCCGATTTCATGTCGTAGGCATTGCGAAGCGCGTCGTCCGGGGGAATATCCGCAACCGACTTCATCCCGAATATTGCGGGCAGGCTCATCCAGCTGGTTGTATACTGAGTATTTGCAGCCTCCATTTCCGTGGACTGCGAGATCACCTCGTCAACGCCCAGCAGCTTCCAGGAACGGAAATCCGTCATGCGGTCCCAGATCAGCAGACTGACGTAGCGCGCGCGTGTATGGAGCAGAGGTAGCCAGCGCCCGTAGAGCATCGCGTCTCCGTACCCGCCCTCGCAGACCACCAGCAGCGAGTCGCACGGCTGGCCCAGCCATTGCTGAGTGCCGGGAAGGGCGAAGTAGGAGCGGTTGAAGCGGCCTAGCTCCCAGAGCGGCCAGGCTTCGGAGAAGCGGTGCGCGCGCATTAAAGCGGAGGCGTAGGCGATGGCAACCTGGCGGATCGCGTCCGCGCCGGACTGCTGATGAGAAACGCGGTAGAACGCGGATTCGTAATAGCCCAGCGCGTGGTCCCATTCGCCGAGTTCCGTTGAAACATTCCCCAGCGCGAGGAAAGCGTTCGGCGGGCGCGTGTCTAAACAAACCGCTTTGGCCAGCCAGATCAGGGCGTTGGTGAAGTCGCCGGAGTAGCGCAGCGCGATCCCGTAGTTGAGGAAGGATTTGTAGGACGGATCGCAGAGCGCGGCTTCGCGGAGCGGCGGAATAGACTCCGCAATATGGCCGGAGTTGAGCAGGTCTAGCGCGCTATCGGAGGCGGTCACGACGCAGTCTCCGCTTCTGGTACGACCGTCGCTGTCGCGTCAACAAAGCTCGCGGGGGATTCCAGTCGTTGCGGCTCTGGCTGCCCATCTACAGAACGTAGGAACGCTGTGGAATCCAGCGTGTCCCGCTCGAACTCGTCCATCGCATCCGACTCGCCGAGGGCCTTGTTCAGCTCCACTCCTGCCTGCGCGGCGGCTGTGGGATTGTTGTAGATATTTATCGAGCCAGCGCGGGCGGGGTAGATTCCAGCGGACGCCAGGATGGCTTCGCGATCCTTGAACCCGCTGGACTTCAGCGCTTCTTTGACGCCGCGCTCCGCTACTTCATCGAGGCGAATCGCTTTGATAAGGCGCGCGATATTCACCTTCGTCAAATGTGCGGCCTCGGCGACCAGCCCGACCATATGCGATGGAGTCATGCCCGCCGCGACTGCGATCATCTCAGGCGTTGCTTCGTTCGGGTGCGTGGAGAACACCTCCTCCCACGCGGCCATGAGTTTCGCCTCCTCGGAATCCGCGTCGCGCTTTGCAATATGCTCCAGGATAGCGAAAGCGGTGTGCCAGCCGCCCGGCAACTCGTTCAGGATCGCAAGCAGCGGTGACTTCGCGGCGGTGATCTTGGTGTTCATGAATTTGAATAACCTGTAATGAGCGCGTGCCAGCGCATGTTTAGCGGGAGTGTCATCTATCCACACCTGCGTAATTGGGCGGCCATTCAAGATCATCGAGGGTGTCGAGCGGATCGTCGTGGTCCCACTGGCCGATGGAGCTAATGGAGGCAGCGGGATTGGTGGCGGATTGAGGCGTCTCCACCCCTCCGCCCTCATCGCGTGATGCTTTAGAGAAAACACGCGCGCTCGCCCTGAAGGGGAGTGTAGCGCGTTCGGCGTCTTGTTTGGCCAGCCGTTCTGGCGAAAGGCGGGAGATATCTGCGAGGCCGATCAGCGGGTGGGCGGAGTGGTCTGGTTGGTCGGTGATGGGGATAGCGCGGTCGAGTGCGTCCGCGATGCGCTTTAGTAGCGCGTTCGTGACCGCGAGTTCGACATGGAGATCGAGGAGGGTCATCTATACCAACCGCCTTTTAGCGCACGCCACAACAAAAAATAACCACTCAACGGCCACAAGTTTCTAGGCGCGCCTTGCAGCCTGGCAAATGCGTAGCATATGACATCGCCTAAGTTCAAACAGAGCCAGATCAGTAACGCAATCGTAATAAACACTGGAACCTAGCGGTTCAGCCCCGGCGACACTGTGGGATTCCGCGCCGCCTTGCCCACTTCCGCTGCTCTGGCTGTCCTGATCCCGCCAGGCGCGGCGGCTTCGGTATGCAGCCCCGCGACCTCGCGCACCGCATCCGGCGCGACCACCTCCGTCCGTTCCGATTGCAGGACTTCTTTGACATGCGTGGCGGACTCAGGGACCACCGGCATCAGGTTCCCATCGGCATCCCGAGTTACTTGAATCGCGTCACCAGTGACCTCGATCACCTTCTCTTCTGGAGTGCGCGGGTAGATACGCATTTCCAGACGCCAGGACCAACTGACGCGAGGAAAGGTCAGGTGCTCGCGGAACTCAGAATCATTCTCCAGGGCCTTCGTGACCTCGCCGAGGATGATCGCTTTGGCCTCCTTGCCGTTGAGGGCGTTAAACAGATTCACTTTGTTCTCCTTCGTCTTTGACGGGCACGCCGATGTTGTAGATCATACAGCAGCGCTTAGCCCATTCTTCATCCGTCTCATTTGGTTTACGCAGGGCCAGAAGATACATTGTTCCGTGCTGCACGTCAGGATCTGATTTCACGCACGGACCGTTGAGGGCGTTGAATAAATTCATGCCTGTACTGTCTCCTTTTCCGTTTTTGCCTCTGGAACAATGCCCACGAACACGCGCACCCGCGCCTGCTCCTGATAATATTTCCGATCCACCAGCTTCTCTAAATCAACGCCATTCATCGCGGCCAGTTCGCGCAGCTTCTCGGACAGCTTGCGATTCGGAGAGCGGCGTTTGCACTCCCACCAGGACACGCAGGGTTCGGTGACGCCGAGTTGCGCCGCGAACGAACCCTGCGTCATGCCGAGATACTGGCGGAGCGCGAAGATCGCTTCAGAGGGGATGATGACGCGAGTGTGGTGGTTGCGCTTCGTGTTGAACTGGACGGCGGTGCGCAGGGCTTTGACGTTGTTATTGGCAGCGGATTTAGGTGCGCGCGCGCGGGATTTGCGGTGCTTTTTGAACGGCGAGCGCGGGATTTTGTGCATGGTTATTCAGGCTCCGATTTAGGTTCCTCGCGAATGGCGGCGTAAACAAAAAGCATCTTCACATCGTTCAAAGGCTGCAACGCGAAGCTCTTATCGCTATAGCTCACGTCTAGGTAACCAACATCCATGTCCTTCGGAAACTTTCTTAGCGCTTGGATCAGTTGCCCTACCGTCATCGGCTACAGGATAAGCGCAACAGACGCTCCATGTCAATAACTATCTCGTAGACCACTGATATTTTATTAGTGTGTCAGCCCTTGTAATCCGATTGAAACAGGTGTATGCTGTCCCCGCCACCCCAATCAGATCCCGCCAAACAGTCTGGTTTGTGGTAGCGACTCCAAAGGGAGCCGGTTGGACTGCAAGCCTCCCGGCCCCTTTTTTCTTGCAGAGAGGACCAATGCCCGACGACGAGAGCGCTATTCAACCGAACGAAAACACCGAAACCGCAAAGAAATTCATCGTCGACGGCATATTCCCCCGGAACCTCGTGCATCTCATCGCCGCGCCTGTAGCGACCGGAAAGACCACGCTGTTCATGCAGCAGATTCACGCGATGCAGCATGGACTGGACTTCCTCACCAAGCGGGCGTTCGATACCAGGATCGTCTACATAACGGCGGATAGAGGGCGGCAGGAGACAGATGCGACCCTCGCCAGGCTTGGATTGACCGGCATCGTCATCAACCTGCTGTCCCTGAAGGACATGCGCGGCACTATTCCCTATCTGGAAATCATGATCGGGGAGCACTGCAAGCACGGGGACCTGGTGATCGTCGAGCCGCTCAACTTCTTCCTGCGTGATTCCAACAACAAACCTGGGGATATCAACAACTTCGGGCAGGTGAGCAACTTCCTGCTCCGGCTAGGGCGGATCGCGGAGGACATGCAGATCACCATCGAAGGGTCATTGCACTCATCAAAAGCGAAGCAAGGGGCGCAGTACATGGTCGCGAGGGAGAAGGTGATAGGTTCGGTAGCCTGGACCGCCTTCACTGCAACCACGGTCGTCCTAGAGCCAGCAGACCCCACTGTATGCGATGATCCGGGGCGGCTGATCCACGTCCTGCCTCGCGATATCCGGCCATTCACGCTGGATTACGTGGTGGAACCTACGCATGGGCTACTCGTACCGTCTACAGCCAAGCCATTCAAGAGCCGCCTGGACGAGTTGCTCGAAGCGCACGAGGGCCAGTTCACGACCGAGCACTTGGAACTGTGGATGGAGGAGGCGCATGTGAGCCTACCCACGCTCAAGCGCTGGTTGAAGCAGAAGATCGACGATGGCTACGTCGAGCGGATCGGGCGCGGAACCTACCAGAAACGCCCACGAAACTGAAAACCATTCTAAAGGACTTAGACGTTTTTACACACCCCCCCCCTGATGGGGTGTGTGTGTTATTGAGCTAAAGTGCCCCTGTATTCCCCCTAAAAACCGGAAAAATATAGCCAAAAACTTGGCTCATGAGCTTAGCTCAAAATTGGCTCATCGACCCTCCGTGAGCCAAACTATATCAGCTCAAATTGTAAAATGAGCCAAGTCGTGAGCCAATTGTAATCACTACATAATACAGTGTTTAACCAGCATTGGATAAAATTCTAACACACCCCATAAGGTCATGCCTATGTTGTTTATTCTATTAGGTAGGCGTAATCAGGTAAAAAAAAAGTTAAAGTAAAACTTTATATTGTGTCTTTTCAAGCGAACCCGTCCACCCCCCGCCCCTACCTACCCTCGGACAATGAAACCACCTACGCGTGGTGCTCGCTGCGCGGCTTTGGTCAATGACTGGACGGACTGGCGCGACCAGGGGACCAGCTAGGACCGCTGTTGCGAGGCCGGAAGCGGAGCTAGGCGCGATCGCGGTCGAGCAGGTGGCCAAACGGACAAGGATGGACAAAGCGAGGTGCCTGGACAAGGCTTCGAAGGGGTTCGAAGGGGCTGTGTCACAGCGGACACAAGAGGAGTACTAATAGTACTCAAGTGCCGATATTTCGGCGCACTAAGCAATTGTGATGCCAACCTAGTGCCGATATGTCGGCAGTCCTCACTCTGCACACTCCGCCACCTCAAGATAGTTGCAAATAGTACTTGACACGCTAGCGCAACAGGTGCAGTATATCAATTGAGAGGATACAGACGATGGCAACCACAGAAGCACGGACGTTCAACGATCAGCTGGAAGCGCTGATCGACCACACAAGTCTCTACGACGTTCTCAAGGCATTAGAGGACATCTGCATACTCAAAGCAGACCATATTCGCGAGAACTGGCAGGATCAGGCTACCGCGCAGGTCTGGGATGTCGCTAGCCGCAAGATCGGGCGCATCAAGGTGGACTGCTAATGACACATTCAACACTCACACCCGAACAGGAGCGAGTATTGCTCCGCAAGCACACTACCGGCGCATTCCCTGGCCAGAAGTGGGCCACGATTCAAGCGCTGTTGCATGCGGGCATGCTCGAAACAGTGCAACGAGGTAAGGTGACTGACGTTGTAGTCACAGCGAAAGGACGGGCGTACTGCGACGAAAACCACGTCAAGATGCCATTTTAGGTCTTGACAACAAACTGACATAGTAAGAGTATATCAACTGGAGGTAGTGAACGATGGCACACTTCGAGCACTTGACAGGCTTTCTTAGTCTGCGACGGCTGCTAGACTGCGAAACGCGTTGGTTCTGGACTGCTGGCCGTGAATTTGGCCTGTGGTATCTCACCGCGCACGGGTTTGGTCTGTATTTCAGCGTGATCGGACCTTTTAAGGTCAGATAGGAGATTGACGACGATGGCACGTAATAGCTCAATTCGCGTACGTGATTTGAAATCGCTGGATTATTCGCTACACGATCCAGCCACGAGACCACATGTGCTGCTCAAATGCTTCCGTTGTGGTGCTGAGTACTCAGCAACGGCGGGTGACTATTTCCTCTTGCCTGAGGATCACGTGTTCAAATGTTGCAAAGTAAACTTGGCGCTAGTTGAACGGCAAGTGACGTTCGCGCCTGTATCAACGGATTTGACCACGACCCGCGCGCCATCGTCGGAGTCGTAGTCAAAACGGGGGCTGCGCTGCTACGCGAGCTGTGCAGCCCTCGATTCGCTAGCGTTTCTGATCTGCATTGCCTGTTCTGATAGCCAGAGTGGGAAATGGAGGGTAGAAACGATGGCGGCTCAATTTTACGGGCATATGCTCATGTTGGTGATCTCGCTGTTCCTGATTCTCATTGGACTCTACGCGGTCCGAGAAATAATCAGGATGCTGATCTGGATGAACGCGCGGAGACGATTTAGGCTGGCGCTGTCGAGAGCACTAGGAGTTAAATTATGAACGTCACCATTGAACTGAACAGTACCGGCGCGCTGCTCCGATCCCCTGAGACACCGCACGATCCGATGAGACTGCATTGGTCTGACTACCCGGAAGCGTGCGCCATGTTCATGAACTTTTTGAACGGGCGGATTCAACTGGAGCGGCTGAGACTGGTTGCGGAGGATGCCGGGAACTTGAAATGAATGGATTCATTAAGTTTACCTCTCATAGACAGCGGGATAAGGCAGAGCGCCTATTATTAGCTCTGCCTACACCCTTCTGGCCAATATCCAAGCGCAATCATTTTAGTTTGCGCCGCGATTGTGGGTATGGTGTGTGGTGGGTCAATGGGCGTGAATATCAAATCCTTAAGGACGCAAAAGTGAAGTTCACAACATGCAGCAAGCCGTGGAACGACTTTATGCGGTGTTTCGATAACACCAAAGGGGCATCCTAAACATGATCCGCTTCGTCGCCCGCCGATCCACAACCGGGAAGCTGACCATCGGCCTAGTTCTGATGCCCGCTGATGTCGCAAAGCTGCTAGGTGGTGATCCAGAGCTGATCAAGCTGCATAACCTGGATGCGGAGAATCCGATCATAGATGACATCATCGTGTTCGCGTTCCGAGACATGCAGGAGTTTAAAAAAGCGATGCAAGCGGCGGGATTTGAGCTGAGACTCACGCTGGCCGAGGAGACAGCGAAGCCAAGCGAGCGCGGAGACAAGCAGCGGTTCGCAGCGCCGCCCGCGTGGAAAATACCGGAGAATTGATTGCTATTCGAAACTGTCTTGATGACGCACTATCTATGCCAGGAATGTCATTTTGAATGGTGGCAGGAGAAATGGCTATTGTAGTGCCGGATCGGAGAGAGGAAAGATTAGCTCCGGTGATAGAAATACCGGGGGATTAGTGGTGCTATATCTGTGTATTTGCGGATTGTGTCTATTCGTAACATGCCTGTGTTTGCTACTGTGGAGTTACAATCACAGGTAATACAAGACGGCTTATTTGCTCAGCAGCACCGTATAGTATTGAGTAAATAAGATGAGTTTAGTTGAGAAGAGAGGGCAAAATGCCCGAGTCAATGTCAGACCTAAACGTATCGTACAACAAGCACACCGCACCGGAATACATGAGTGAGCTGGTCAATTATGGCAGAACAATGGTCCCGCGCGGATATGCGTACCAGCTCCTGATCGACTTTGCCATAGCTCAGGGCTACGGTAAAGCCAAGGCGCGATTGCTGGCGGATCGCTGGATGCAGGGATACGACCTGCGCCGTAAGTTGATCGACGCAGCCGCCAAACAAACCGCGGCCAACGCGCGTCTTATCGCAGCAGCGCCGAGGATGGCGGAGTTCATACGAGAGACAATCGCGTGCTTAGAACTGTGGTTGCCGGAGATCCCGGACCATCAAAAAGCGGGCACGTGGCGGGATCTCGCTGGCGGTATGAGGATCAGCCTGGACAAGGCCGAGCAGCTGCTCGCCGAGATCGAGGGCCAGCAGTCATGCAGATAATCCTGATCGTAGTGATATGGGCGGTTTTGATGCTGATTGTGATTGGTTCGCGCTGATGCCCACTACTCCACTATTTAGTCTCTGCCACGCCACCGCGCGCCTGCCCTTCGGCTGGACTGCTGCCTACGAAACCTGGACGCGCCGCGCCGCGAGGCCTGAGCAGATCGAATACGTGCTCGCGGTGGATCGAGCGGACTTCCAATCCGGCTTGGCAGACTACGTGCCTCACGCCAAGCATCCGGTTATCTTCACGCCCCGCCTGAGACTGGTGGTCAATGAAGGGAGGCGATGCGCGGTGGATGGCTGGAACGCCGCTGCCGCTGCGTCCACGGGCCGGTTCCTGATTTCAGTTGCGGACGATCTGTTTCCACCGTGGGACTGGGACGCCGCGATTTCTGATCTGATCCCAGACTTCGATGGCGAGTACGTGCTGGACGTGGATTATGGCGAGAAGGCCCAGAGACACTTTCTGTACCATTCGTTCCTCACCCGCGCTTATTACGAGAGAATAGGGAGCCGGTTCTTCTGGCCGGAGTACGATGGCATGAGAGCGGATGACGAGTTCACGGCCATCGCGTTCCGGGACGGTGTGGTTATCAACGCAACGCGGCTCGTGTTCCCGCACCTGCATCCTAGCTACGCGCTGAGGCCGGACGACGCGCTGGACCATCGGCACCAGAGGCCTGAGGCGTTTGAATTAGGAGATAAGATATTCGCAAGACGAAAAGCGGAGGGATTTCCGTTATGATACAGATCGCGCGGATTGCAACTGAGTCCTACGGCGCGAAGCTCATTGACCGATGGCTGCGACGGAGGAGAAATGGGTAAGCGCGGCAAGAATCCGCTGTTCAAACCTCATCCGAACCGGACTACCTGCGTGCCCGAGGTAAGCTTGTGCCAGATTCTGCATCCACGGCTCCCGCAACTACCGCCAGTCCGCAAGGTCGAGTCCTATCCGCTGGCTGATTTCCTCTACGACCGCTCACGTGCAGCCCACGACCTGGCGCTGGCGAATCTGCGCTGGAGACGATTCAAGGAGACCCTGACCGAGTACGAGCGCGATCAGGTGGAGCGGGTGGAGCGGCTGTTTGCGAAGAGAGTACAGCGATGACATCGGAGACTAAACACGTAAGCGAACGGATTGCGGGAAGTGCTATCACCAACGCATCAGCGAGTGGCGGGACTTCTGGTATGACTACCCTGAACGATACTTTGCTGCGGCTGAACAGGAGCGGCGTATCGGCCATACTTTCAGGTCGCCTGGTAGAGATACCTGGCCGGTCGGATTGTATGAGCTTGCCGCTGAGTTTGAACGCGGGCGTCCTCTTCACAGAACTCCGAAGAACCCTGATGCGGATCTGTGCCGAGCGTGTTCCTTGTGACGCAAAAAAGTGCAGCAACCATCAAAATAACCTATGCCTGTTGACTCCGCCGTACTAGGCCGCGTGCTCATGAAGGACGGCAAATGGCTGGTTCCTGAGCGAGAGCGCCCGCGTGGATGGGAGATGCTGACGCCGATTCCTGCCGCTGAGTTAAAGTTCAAGGAACAACTATCACCACCGCTACTGAAAGAGAAGCCAGCAGCAAAGTCACCATTGCTCGACTCAGCAATCGTCGCGACCGAGAAAAAGGTTGCAAAGCACAAAAAGCAGCCTGATAAGCCGAAACAAAAACGGCGATGTCCTTGTGGTTTGACGTGGGAGCACTCAGGCAGGCACGGCGCATACTCGGATCTGGCTGATACTATCCACGAGAACGCGAAGTGGTTTGGTGTGAAGCCGGAGCTAGTGAACGCAGCCCTAGTACTCGTCTCCGGTATGTGGACGCAGAAGCCGAGTCAGATTGAAGTGCTCACTGGACTGCCGCGAGATTTCATCGCCGGTGTCGCTATTCGTTGCTTGAATCAAAAGCTCTGGCATCCAGACAAAACAGTAACGCTCGGTGAGATGACTGAGGAGAACGGCGGGGATCTGGAGTTCTGGCTGAACGCAATGGCCGCTGCGGGAGAAATTGACAAGACAGAAGATGGAGCGTTCCGCGCGATTCAAAGTTTGTCAAAATAATCCTTGACACAGCCTATACATATCGGATAAAATCAGAACCGCAAGAGAGGATACTACGATGGTCAGTCAATCAGGCTTGCCCGGCCTGCCAGCAAATTATTTCGACGGTCTACGTGAGCCATTGCGCGGCGGTGTGCAGAGGTGGTTGGAAGCTGGTATCCAGCCCGGCTCATTCTTGTCGTCCGTGATCGCCAATGACTTGAAGGAATCCTTCAGGTGCGCTGACGACTCCAACCTTGCCTCAATGCGCGAGATTGTGGCTTGGTTTTACAACAAAATGCCTATGCCCGCATGGGGATCTGTGGCCAATGCTGAAAAGTGGGCCGCGCGGTATGGCCGCAAGTTTGATTGGATAGGCAAATGACACCACAATCACTCCCCGCAGGAGCTTCGCTAGCCGATTTCGTCCGGGAGAAACAAGCTGCGGGTAAACGGGTCTACACGACTAGCCGCAGCGCCGCGATCGCACACCAGCGTTGTCCACGGAGAAGGTTCTATGGATATCACTACGAGGGGTCGGGGATCACGCGGACGAAGCTATACGCGCCGCTCGCAACTGGCGGCTACACGCACATCGCGCTGGCCGAGCTGCTGAAGGGCCGCTCCGCCGCCGACGCCGCTGGCCTCGCAACCGATCTATACCAAGCGGAATGCAGCGCGCGCGGGCTGGAGCTGGAGAAGACGGAGGATCAGTCGCAGGTCGCCGCTGAACAGATCGCCCTGGTCCACGCGTTTGCTCACCTAGCCGAGCGCCGGATTATTCCACAAATCAAAGAGGAGTACGAGATCGTGGACGTGGAGCGCGAGGAGTGGTTCGTGCTGTACGAGGACGCGCGGATTTGTCTGGTCATGGAGGCGCGGTGCGATGGGCTGCTGCGCGAGCGGGCTGCGCGGCCTTATGCGGGCGTTGTGGGAGTGCCGCCATACGACGCAGCTAATACTGGCGCTATGTCGACAGGGGATCTCTATGTCCTCAGCTGGAAAACCGCTGCGTCCTGGGACCGGCGCAAGGCCCGCGAGGCGAAGACAGATATGCAAGGCCTGTCAGAAGCCTACGCGGTCGAGCTGCGAGTAGGAGAGCCGGTGCTAGGGTCCAAAATGGTCCACTTGCTCAAAGGGAAGCGCAAGGAGTATCCAGAGGACAGCGGACGCTATATTCAGTCCAGCCCATTCGTCCACGCCTGGATGTCCGCCGCTGGCCCCACTCCGCAATTCGCCTGGACCTACTCCTGGACGGATGCTGACCAGGTGAACGACTGGGGGCGGCCAGTCCAGCACCGACTCGGGAAGGGGTGGAAGCACTGTTTCATCCCCGACGTGATGCCGGTCGCTGAGTGGGTCCAGATGCTCGATGAGGGAGTGGTGCAGCCGGAAGCTGGGGACGCGCTGGCTAAACAGTTCATCAGTCCGATGCCGGAGCCGAGGTCGCCAGCGCAGAAGCAAGCGTGGCTGAGGCAGATGGAAGCTCAGGAGATCGCCATTGCCAGCTACGTCGAGACGCTAGCGGACGATACGATAGCGGAGGATCGAGACACGATGCTGGACACGCTATTCCCTCAGTTCACCCACTCCTGCAATTACCCTACGCAGTGCCAGTTCTGGGAACTGTGCTGGGGTGGCGAGGACGATCTGGAAAATCCGGCTACGCTCTACCAGATCCGCGAAGCGCACCATCCGGGAGAACAGATGCTAATGGGAGATGACACCTAAATGGATCAGTTGAGCAAAGATCGACAACGTTTTGTGCTGAGTGAATTGTCCTCGTGCAGTCAATGGAAGTACAAAAAACAGCGCAATAACGATGATGATGACCACGTACCGCGCGCTGTGCTTGCCGCGCGTCGTGTGATTCATCGCTACGATAAGGAAAAACAACGCAATAACGATAAGCTGGAGCGTGAATACTCTCGCAAGTACGGTGCTATCAAACGCGAGATTTATTTTGGCTCGATGACCAAGGCTCTTAAAATGGTCGATACCCTCAAAAAGGATTGTGGAGAATGATTACTACAGCCAGTTGCGGACTCATCTACGGCGCGATCAACACCACCAAGACCACCAACCTAGGCCGGATCGCGCGCTATCTATACGAGACGTTTGGCTTGACATCGCGCATGATAACCGCCGACAACGAGTACGACACGGTGAAGGATCTACAGGAAGCGGGAGTGATCGACGTATTCGCGATCAAGGCCCTACCTAATCCATTCGGCGTGCTGACCAAGCTGTCCCAAGGGTTCTGGCCCTCCTCGGTGAACGGGCGGCTGCGGATGCTCCCTACCAGCGCGGATCGGATGTCCAAAATAGGTGCGTACCTGATCGAAGGCACCACCACTATCGCTGAACTCTGCCATGAGGACCATATTCGCAAAGGCCGCGCGATTGGCGAGGACGTGGTGGGGAAGTTCACCGACGCCGTGGACACTGGCGACGGAGTAGAGCAGATCACCTTCGCCAAGTCCGCTCGCGCTCACTACCAGCAGGTGCAGGACTTTGTGACGATGGACCTGATTCCCACGTTCAGTATGCTCCCCGTCAAATGGATCTGGTGGACGGGCCACGAATATGCGGGGGAGGACGAAGCCACCGGGCAGACCAGACTCGGCCCTGGCGTGGTGGGCAAGGCCGCCGTCATGCGCGTCCCGCGCGTGGTGGGGAATACGTTCCACACTGTGGCAGCGGAGGTGGTCGCCACGGATGCGAGGACGCACAAGACCACCCGCACAGTAGACCGCCGCGCCTATTTCGAGCCGCACGCCGACGCCTACATGCGGACGAATATGTGGCCCGCTGGCATAAAAATACCAGTGGATCAGGTTGCGGAGTGGCAGCGATTGTTCCCGGACGGCTACATTCCGCTCACCCTGGCCAGCGGGATCGAGCAGTATGTAGCGTTCCATCATGAGATCGGGAAGCGGCGGTCCAAGCTGTCCCTCACGCCGGGCACGGAGGTTTATCAGGGCGCTAAGACCTCGGGGGAGGTGTCAGCTAGCGCCCCGATCTCCAGCCCGGCACCAGTTCCGATTACGCAAGCAGCGCAGACGAGCCAGACCAAGCCGCCAGTACGCCCGTATAGACCACCAGCGGCAGGTCAGCCGATTCGCAGACCCGGAGCGGTGATGGGCAGGCCCGCGATGTCTCCGCCCGTCCCGCAGCCGTCGTTAGCAGATCAGCTCACCAAGTCTATCGAGCACGTGACTGGCGCTCCGGTGCCTGTTGAGCTGCCAGACATCAACGCAGTACCAGTTTCAACCACTAGCGAGGAGCCCAAATGATCCCACCAATACCATCAACTGGGCAGTGGAATCGCGGTTTCATAGAAGGTGTGGAAACCACCGTGCGCGCTTTTCTCGACGCGGGTGTAACTGAAGAACAGCTAAACGATGTAAGCCGCAGACTTGGACTCTCCGTGTGGGGCTTGGAACGGATTGAGTCCATTGTGCGAATGTCCAACGGATTGAAACAGTCAACTGAACAAAATAACAAAGGAGAATAGAGAGCCATGCCAGACCCGGATGTAATCGACATAAACGATCCACTGCTCCAGCAGGAGATGGTGGAAGCAGATCCAGAAGCAGATTTCTTCGAGATGCCGCCGCCGCCCCCGGACGACCGGGATTACCAGGTGAAGATACTCCTCGGCGAACGCGGGGTGGTTGCGAAGCGCCAGCGCCGCAAAGGGGAGAACGGTCAGCCAACTGGCCCGCTGTTCCTCAACTTCGCCCTGGAACTACGCATTATTGATCCAGACCAGCCCTGGGACGGCGCGCCGCTATTCGACAACGCCACCTCGATTATCATGCAAAGCAGCGGGACGAGCTTGCTACATGCGATCCTTCGCGCAGTAGGCCAGCCCGCAACCGGGCGGATGAGCCTGGATCAGCTCCGCGACCACGCTCTGGGGGTATTCGCATCTGAACCGATTTGCAGCATCAGCGGGAAGTGGGAGGCGCAGATCAAAGATCAGGACGGGAAGTACAAGACGGTGAAGAAGGGGATGCACAACTTCCCTCTGATCGACCCGCAGCATCCTGAACTCGGCCACTCACCCTACGCGGAGGACAAGCAGACCGGCGAGACGGCGCGGGCGCAGTTTCGCGTGAGCAAATATTTCCAGCAGTAGCGGTTGAGTTATTGAGTTATGGGGCCGGGAGCCACGACCGTTGGGCGTCACTCTATACCATTCCAACTGGACCCAACATGGCACGGGCGATGATCGGCTCCGCCAGTTTTTTAGCAGCGCGGCCAAGGAATAATACTCCGGCCTCTGACTCCTCCGCCTGTTGAATAAGCGGAATGGATAGATCACCCGGAGGGCCGCTACTTTCAAACCAGGGAGGAATCCCGGCGCGAAGAGTGAAGGTTAAGGTAGGTCGGGACGGGCTGAGTAGGGCTGAGGCTCAGCAATTTTTTGAATGGGAGAACGCAATGCCAAAACGAACGAGCGACAGCGCCCGGATACTCAACTTCTTTTCGGAAGCGGACCTGGGCAAGGCATCGGTGCTGTATGAACTGGTGCGGGATGTGATGAGCAAGCGCCAAGCGCCGGAGCGGGCGATTAAAGCGGCGAAGCGGAAGGCGAAGAAGGCCAGCGCGCAGGTTGCCGTAGCGGAGTGACCGATGCCCTTCGAGCCAGCCACGCGCGCGCAGCAGGACTACCTGCAAATTCTCTGCGACAAGCGCGGATTTAATCGCGTCCAGCGCAATGCGTGGCTGAGCGGCGAGACGGGCAAGGAGATTCACTTCCTGGACGATCTGAGCAAGGCTGAGGCGAGTAGGATGATTGATTTGTTGAAGGAGGAGGAGGATGAGTAACAATGGTGTCCGCACAGAGTTCCTCACCGGCGCGGCTGGCACGGGCAAGACATTCACGATCAAGAAGCGGATCGAGGATGACCCCGGCTGCGCGATCCTCTGTGCGACCACCGGCGTCGCCGCTGTCAACCTGGACACCGTGACGATCAACTCCGTCCTGGGCTACTACGACACGTCATCGCTCATCGACAAATACGTCCGGGGCTATCTGCATCAGAAGCTCCGCAAGCTAGCCAAGTCCTCGTCGCGACCGCTGGATATCGTGATTGATGAAGTCTCGATGATGCACGCGGAGCAACTGGACACGATCTATAAAGCCATTCAGGAGGTTAACTACGGAACCGAGTCAGCGGAGCCGCTGGAGCATCCGCTGGGCCTGACGCTGACTGGCGATTTCTGCCAGCTCCCGCCAGTGAAAGGGCGCTGGGCGTTCCAGGCGGACGCTTGGCCGGAGTTCGCGGCGAATGTCAACAGGCTCACTAAAATCTGGAGACAGAGCGATCCCGCCTTCCTCGACGCAATCAACGCCGCCCGACGCGGAGATGGACCGACCGCCGCCGCTGGCCTCCGTTCGCTCGGCGCGAACTTCAGTATCGCCGTGGACCTGGACTTCGACGGCACCACCATCGTCGCGAAGAACGATGAGGCGGATCGGTTTAATGCACAGCGGTTGCTGAAGATCAAAGCACCTTCATTCGCGCTCCAGACAGTCCGTTCCGGGGTTCAATCCAGCGAGTGGAAGAATATTCCAGATCGCATAATCCTGAAACCGGGCGCGCTGGTGATGCTGCTGGCGAACAAGAAGGGTCCGATGGGCTGCGGATTCCAGTATGTGAACGGCGATCTGGCGCATGTGGTAGAGCACTCCGACTCCGCCTGCCTAACCGACTGGAAGGGTGAGGAGTACGCGGCTGAGGCCGTGCGCGTGACCAGCGTCCGCACTGGGGAGACGTTCTGGATTGAGCGGATCGTGCGGGAGAATAAGGTGCGCGATGAGCCTGGTCCGTCCGATCCTCCGATCCTGCACATCGCGGAGGATGGGCAGTATGTGATTGGAACCGTGGACTGGTTTCCGATGCGTCTCGGCTATTGCTCCACGGTTCATAAGTCGCAGGGATTATCGCTCGACCGAGTTCAGTTGGATTGTCGAGACGGATTCTTCGGTGCCCCATCAATGGCTTATGTCGCGCTCTCTCGCGCCCGCACTGTCCAAGGAATGCGGATTGTTGGTGGAGCGGAGTTGCTGGCGCGGCGGGTCAAATTAAACCCAGAGGTAACGAAATGGTTATGAGACTCATTATCTTGTTACTGACCGCGATCAGTCTGCGCGCGGACACCACCTTCGCTCAACTGGTCTGCACGCTCGGCTCCGTGACTGGTCAATTCGTCGTGGATGACCTGGGGCTGGTTGGCACCGCTGGCCCTTGCCCCGAGCTGACTCCTGGTGGCTTGGTCACTTGGTCCGCGTCATTCCCGATGCAGGTCTCAGATATCATCGGGCCATACGAAACGCTGGGATTCGGGGAGCCTGACCCGTCATTCACCGCGACCGCTGAGATCACAGCGGATTTGACTGGGGCGCATAGCGCCTATGGCGTCGGTGTTCATTCCACGCTGACTGGAGCGTATTGTCTGGATTCTGTGTGTACTCCGTTCAGCCAGATCGGTGAGGGCATGGGCACGTTTATCTTCGCGGATGGGCGGTTGCAGATCGCGGAGGTGCAGCTGTTTGAAGCGCCGGAGCCTGCTAGTTGGTGGATGCTGCTGGCTGCGTTGCTGTTGCTGAAGAGGTGGCGGGATGCCTGATACGAAAACGGGACTGCCGAGCGACGAGGAGTTGCGGCTAGTATCTCGCGGGAATTGGGATCACCAATGGGGAGATACGACCGGAGGTGTTGACCTACGTGATTCCAACTGGCGGCACGTCCGATGTAAGCACTGCGGCACGTTGCGGAATCACAAGGGAGTGGCGACCGAGCATCGGGACTGGTGCTCCGCGAGAATTGATAAGACCTTGCGCGAAGTCCGAGGCCGCACCGAGCGAGCCACAAAGGCCCGGACGCTGCGGTGGGCGGCGGACCAGATAGAGCACAATCCCGGCCAACGCTGGGTTGTGGCACAGGCGTTGCGCGAGGCCGCAGAGGAGGCGGAGCGGGGATGACCAGATATTGTAGAACGTGTGATGAACGCGGCGTTGATCTGTTTGTCTTTAAGAGCTGGTGGCAAGTGGTAAAGCATATCTGGAGAATGCACGTAAAAGGAAGCCGCTGATGCCCGGAGACCGCGCTGAGCCAAAACGCAAGAGGAAGCGTAAGCGCAAAATCGTGATCCTCGGCTACTGCCCGTACTGTGGGCGTGATCTGGAGACAGACTTCTGCGATCACTGCGGCAAGGAGAATCCGAAGCGATGACCGACTACACAGAGGTCGTAGAGCGGGCGAAAGAGGTGCTGGTTAAAGTCGCCAGCGATAAATGGGTAATCGAAACCTCAGTCATACAGAAGATCGCCGCCGCCGTGGTGAAGATGGCCGAGGAAGATCACAAGGCGCGACTATTGCTGTTTCTAACCCACCCATGCGTCGGCAAGTATGGCGATGACGGCGAGATGCAGTGCAACGCCTGCATGATCGACTTCAAGCGGGACGCGCTGGATCAGATCAGCGAGAAGATAACGGCATGCGGCATGCGGGAGTACAAGCGCATCCAGGAGCTTGAGACCATCGTGCTGCCCGTCGCCGAAGAGAAGCTCGGCAAGCAGCGGGAGCGGATCAAGGAGCTTGAAGCGCAGCTCGCCCTGACTGACGCACAGCTTAGGGCAAAAGAACTTTCACTATTGCGGTGTGCCGAATTTATAACCGGACTTGGCTACATCGGAGAACTGAACGAACAAGCTGGACAGAAATGGGCGAAGAAACTCGCCACGGCGCGGAAGTTGATCGAGCGGGCGCTGGATCAGAATTGGGACGGCTGGGCAGAAGAGGCCGAACAATTCCTGAAGGAGGCTGCGCGATGACCCCCACCGACAAGTACGCCACTGGATGTCCACACTGTGGCTGTGAACTTATCGAGATAGACCAAGAGGACAAGCAGTTTGTCTGTCCAAGATGTGGCCGTATTAGGGATGACCTCATGCATCTCCTAGAAGCGTCCGGTAAACCATTTCCGTGTGGCCTATGACAGACAGCAAGCCAAAAACGGGCAAGGAATATTTCGACATGCTGGAGAAAACAGCGGCACGAGTCGATAAGTGGCCCGACTGGAAAAAAGGCAATAAATCGAGGCGAGACATGGAGCAAACGACCGACAAGTACGCCGAACGTGCGCGGGAGATACTCCGCATGTTGGCCGTTAACGAAATTAACAGAACAAGACTAATGGAAGACGAGAAGGTAATTGCCCGCGCCCTCGAACAGTCCGCGCTGGAGGCGAGGATCGAGGAAATGGATTGGTCCGTTACTCAGCCTGGTTTATTTTGGCGGACAGAATTTATAGAACATGCCAATAGTCTTCGCGCCCGGCTGGCCGAACTGATGGAGGGGAAGGATGTCAAGAACCTGTAATCAGGCAGAAGACAGCCGCTGCCAAGGGGCCACGAATAAGTTCTGTTTCGGGTGCGGACTCCCGGTATGTGAACGGTGCTCACTGAAACGTGATTGGTATCTATGGAAAAACAAACGTATTTGTCTAAGTTGCCATCGTGAGGAGGCGAGGGAGCGATGACCACTCTCGACGCAGCGCGGGCGGGAGCATGGGGGCACGACTCTGCCAAAGCAAAGAGGGATAGAGACAAGCTGTTATGCGGAGAATGCGATCAGATTTTCCGACCACACACTGGCTGCCCCGTCCGTATCGCCCGATTCGCCGACATCAAGGCTCACGAGAAGGCGATTGATGTGGTCGAGGCGCTGGCGAAGGAGCGGTGCGATTGGTGCCGGTTAGGCAGACCGTTGACGCCCGTAAAAGGCGAGTACGTTCACTGTGGCAAGCATGCGTCGATATGGGATTACGAATGTCTCGCCCAGCCCGAGCAGCGCCGCCTCGCCCAACTCCGCGAAGAGCTGGCCGAACTGAAGGCCACGGAGGGAAAGCCGGAAGCATGAGACAAACGCGGCACTTCAACGGTTTATCAGAAGCCGAACAAGAGCGGTTAGTGATCCTTGTCGAAGAGTGCGGCGAGGTGATACAGGCCGCTTCCAAGATTTTGAGGCACGGTTATGAAAGCACTAATCCGAAGGCGATTACGCCAGAGGATGAGTTGCCAGAAACGAACCGTTCAGCGCTAGAACGGGAGTTGGGAGACCTGGGTCACGCCGTTCGACGGATGGAAGCGGAGGCGGATTTGAATCCGCTGGCGATCACAGCGCGTGCGGCATCGAAACCAGAACGCATCAGGCCATATCTCCATCACCAACCCGAACCGTGGAAAAGTGGAAAGCCGGAAGCATGACGCGCGAAACAATCTATGCCTATCAATAAAACCACCTACCGCGCGTTCATCACCGATCCTAACCGCCCAGAGTTGAAGCCGGATAGGTATGGCACGCTGACGATTCCGGGGGCGCTGACGGATCGCGCCTTCTCCATCGAGCCGCTCCGCAAGTGGGCACGCGAGACGTTGAAGCATTGCTCCCCCGGCGCGGTTTGCGAGATTTACAAAACTGAGGAGACGTTGGTGGAGAGGATTGATAGAGTGAAACCAATGGAGCCGGAATGTTCAGGCAAGTCCTAGAGGCCATAGCGGAGCATCCGTGGGCATTCTGCCTGCTCTGTCTCGGATTGAATGTGATCCTGAGCGGTCTGAGGACGGCGCTGGTGCGGGCGGGAGGGAATCTGTTCACCATGTACAGAATGGTGCGTAAGTGATATTACCTGGTTTCCCGGACGGCCCCGAACCCGCGCTGATGATCCCCGAAGGCTCCGGCGCGAACGGCGTCTGCGTCGTCGGGGAAGCGCTCGGGCGGAATGAGGAGATCGACCGGCTCCCCTTTCGTCCCTACGCGGAGGCTGGCTCGGTCCTCGAACGCGCATTCAGACTCGCGCGCGTGGATCGCCAGTCATTTTTAATCAGCAACGTAGTCTGGTATCGCCCCCCGAACGACTGGTTGGAGAACGCCCCGTGGGAATATGATGCCATCGCAGCCTGCCGTCCAATGAACGAGCGCCTGTTCCGCGAACGCCAGCCCCGCTGCTTCCTCGCGCTGGGTGGTGTAGCGATGCGGGAGCTGACCGGCATGGCAGGCCACAGACAAGGGATTCTCCTCGCGCGCGGCTTCCCGATTCGATCCAAATACGATATCCCCTGCGTTGGCAGCTATCACCCATCCTACCTGCGTCGCGGCGCGAAGGACGAGGACAAGGAATCCGGCGCGCGGATTGAAGGCGCTGCCGGGCGCGGGATGGATCTGCTGGGCGTGCTGATACGGGATATTCAACTGGCGGTCGCGATTGGCCGCGCTGGGTGGACCTACGAACCGGAGTCCGCTGCCGAATACCTGGAGCACGCGTCGTTAGCAGACCTGGCGAACTTCTATAACGACGCCGCCGCGCACCCGGACCTGCCGATTTCATGGGACATCGAAACCCGCGACACCCTCGAAGCGGGCGATGACGAATCGGAGACAGTGGTGCGGGAGTTCAGCGATATTTACCAGATTCAATTCAGCCTCCGACCGAAACAAGCAACCATACTGGACTGGCAGGACTCCGAACCATTCCACAAGCTGATCTGCGCGATTCTAGCGCTGCCGAATCCGAAACTGGATTTCAACGGGCGCAAGACGGATCGTCCGATCACCAAACGGTTCCTGCGGGATAAGGGCTACGAACTGGCCATCAACGGTGACTGCCACGATCTGATGGATTGCTGGCACCACGCGCAACCAGACCTGCCGAAAGGACTACAGCATGTGGCTTCTTTCTATTGCCCAGAGATCGGACCTTGGAAACATCTGGATCTATCGCGTCCTCATTTCTACGGAGGAAGGGACGTGGATGCTCCCCAAAGGATTTTTTGTAAGTTGTCCGCTGACTTGCGAAAGTTGGGCATCTGGAAGGGGTATGAACGTCACATTCTACGGCTCAGTCCCATTCTAGACCGCATGACCGCGCGAGGCATCCCAGTCAACGACGCCGAGCGGATCGAGTTCGGCCACTGGCTGGACGGGCAGAAGATCTTGATGGAGAACGAGGCGCAGGCGCTAGTGCCGGAGGAAGTACGCGCAATTCACCCGAAAGAAGGGTATAAGCGCCTTCCACCTGATCTGCGCGGCTGGCTAGCTCAATCTCCGCCACCTATTCATGGTGGGCTATGCGATCCGGTCACGCTGCCGAGCGGGAAGCAGTTTGTGCTACGCGAGTTCCGCGACGTGGACCAGCTTAAACTAATCGACGTGCCCACCTACCGCTGGTGCGAGTTGCTCCCCTTCAATCCCAACTCGTCCCAGCAACTCATGTCCTATATCCGATTCAAACGGGAACAGGAGATCGCCGCCTATGTCGCGAAAGGCCACGTTCGCGAAAAAGCCGAGCAGCGCGCTAAATACAAAATCCCCCGGAATCGTAAAGAGCAGAAGGACACTACCGATAAACGAGAGATCCTCGCGCTCGGCAAGCGCACTGGAGACCCGATCTTCGGCAAGATTGTCCAGTACCGGGAGTTCGGGAAGCTGCGCGGCACCTACGTTGACGGCTGGTCCCCCGCAGCGGACGGCAGAGTCCACCCTAGCTTTGGATTCGCTCCGGCAACTGGCCAGCTCTCTAGTTCAGATCCAAACGCACAGAACATACCTAGTGAGAAGAGTCGCGGCGCGGCAGGCTCAGCTTCTCTTATTGCGCTCGCGGCTCGATTTCGCGCCATGCTTGAGGCTCCAGCGGGATACACGCTGATCGAAGCGGATTTCAAAAGTTTTCATGCGCTCACGCTCGGCTTCGTCGCCCAGGACGCGAGCTACATGCGCCTCGCTCGACTGGACATCCACTCGTTCTTCGCTGCTGTCGGTCTGCTACGCATTGCCAAGTCCGATGACCTGCTCGCCAAGCCGGATGACGAGCTGCTGGAATATCTCGCGTGGGTGAAGACTAAATATCCAGTGGTGCGGGATGGGCAGGCAAAGCCCGCTGTCCTCGGCTATGGACTGGGAATGCGCGGCCAGACGCTATGGGACCAGAACCCTGAATCGTTCAGCTCCCGGCGCGAGGCTGATGACGTGCTCCGCAAGCTGGACGATACGTTTCCCATCGCGGCGGCGTGGCGGCGGTCGATATTGACGCAGGCAAATAACCAGAAGTATTTAGTCACCCCGCATGGCTACATCCGCCGCTTCTGGGACGTTTTCTCCAACAAGCCCGTGAAGGACAACTACCGCCCTTCTCCAGGCGAGCGGATGTTCATTCATCGCGGAGATGCGAAGGACACATTCTGGAAGGTCGGCCACGGCACGGATGCAGAAGCCGCGATCTCGCTGCTAGTCCAGAACGCGGGTCATGGTCATCTAAAGGACAACATGCTGGCTATCGACGAGAAAGGCTGGGCGGAGCGCTACGGCATGTGCAACACGGTCCACGATGCGCTTTGGTTCTGCTGCCTTGATTCATTGGCTGAGGAATGTGCGGTGAATGTGAAGACGCAAATGGAACTGCCATCGCGCGTGCTGGTCAATCCCGTCGCGCCGGATGGGCTATGGTGCGCGGTGGATGTTTCAATCGGTCGAAATATGCAGAAGCGGGAGAAGTTACAAATATGCCAGAAGATCGCGTAGATCACCCAGCGTATTACGGCAGCGATACGACTTATGAGGCTATCAAAGTCATTGATGCGTGGCAGCTAGGCTTCTCGCTCGGAAATGCGATCAAGTACATCGCGCGCGCGGGCAAGAAAGACAGCACCTGCGCGATAGAAGACCTGAAGAAAGCGCGCTGGTATCTAGACCACGAAATCACGTTGCGAGAATCGTGAGCTACACACCATGCGGCACCACCGGCCCTCTCGGATTCCCCGGCAGATATTGTGCAGCCTGCGCCGCTGTGATCTGCGGACCTCCTGCCCCGAACATAATATGCCAGTTGAAATTGATGGCATTCGCCAGGTCCTCCGCGCGTGTATGCATTCCCGGAATAGCGGTGAAGCCGCCGAATGGGGACATCGTGGGATTCGCGACCGGGCTGACTCCGGGCGGCAGTCCCTCGACTCCCACCAGCGCTCCGATGATATTCACAAACTCAATGACCGGCGTCCCCGGCATCGTCACTTCCATGTTCATCTGATCTCTCCTTTGATTCACTAACTCAGTCCTCGTCCGCTTCGATATGGCTCCTGGCGCGCCTAGGATGCCCTGAGCGATAATCCTGCATGTCCTGATGGCTGCTCATCCGATCCATCTTATCGCGGAAGTATTCACTGGTCTTTTCCAACTGCGTGATCCGCCACCACAGCAGAGCCAGCACCGCAGTATTTATCGGAGGGATGATGTCAGGCAAGTTCACCTGCTCCGGTTTCAGAGATGGGGTAAACGCTGCGATTACTTGTAGCACAGAAGCGGCGATTAGTCCGAAGAAAACCGGCCATCTGACTATTAACATTGTGTGACCAATAGCTGAACGCACACGGTAAGGCACCACTAGTGCTCCTTTGCTTATTTCGTAGCTCCATCGTTCTGGTTATTCAGCCTCGATGGAGGCAGGTCTTCGGTCAGTGGCAGGCCGAAGCGGAGTCCATATTTCACTGTAGGTTCGGCGAATTTGGGGAGCTGAACGCCCGCTTGCTCTAGCATGATCGCGAGTCGTCCCATCACACGCGGTTCCTGCATGGCTTGGCGTATCAGTCCACCAACCACCCACGCTTCACCAAGACCGCGGTGTCCAATCGCTTCCAAGGTGACAGCGCCGCCGATTGTACCGAGCGCGTTCTTTATCCAGCCTGGATGTTTCTTCTCAGCGCGCAATATCGCGTCCTTGAGCGCGAGGTCCAGGTGAATCGCGCGATTCGCCTCTTCTACACCTGGCGCGACTTGCTCGATAGCCCCTTTGAATCCTCCATACTGAGCGGTCTTCCCTGCTATCTTCCCAGCGGTGGGAGCGCCCTGACGGAACGCCTTGCTGCTGAGCTGCTTGCTCAGTTGCTCCTTCAACGCCTGCGCCTCGTTCGGGGTCATCCACTGATCCTGCCCCTTGGATGCCAGCGCGTTCATGATCCGCGTGCGCTGCTTGACGAGGGATTTCGCGTCTGCTGGATCGGGCGCGGACCACAACGCGATCTGGTCATCGAGCGGCTTCAGGATATCGGCGGTCTTGATGGTTTTATTCGCCTGAGTCGCGGCGCTGACCTCCGCTGTCACCTTTGGTTTAGTCTCACCCACGCGCATTCCCGCTTGCTTGGCACCTTCAACAGACACCGGCGTGCGTGTTCTGACGCCGCGTTCAGTTATCTCTCGCTGCTCTGCGATAGTGCGTTCTAACTCTCCACCTTCTAGGTTTTTCAGTTCGGGTAACCCGCCACGAATCGCGCTTTCATACATAGGCGGAGCAATTCTTCGAAGTCCCCGCAGCCCTGCGCTCACCGCGCGTCCGCCGAGTTCATACGCGCTCTGCTTACCCGCTTCAACGCCCATCTCCGCGAGCGATCCACCTACCGTAGTCGGCACCTCCTGCCCTTTATGCGACCGGATCAGTTGCCGTCCTGCTGTACCCAATGCCGCGCCTACCGGAACTCCTAGTGGGCCAGCTAGTGCGCCACCAGCAGTCGCGCCAATCGCTGGCATTTCAGCCACCGCGATCTCCCCCATCCCCTCCGGTGTGAGCATACTCGACGGATGCTTCTGCTGCCCGTACTTGTGCGCGTACAACTGCGCTTTCATCTCGTTTGGGAACCCTTCTAGCGACTTGAACCGGGTTGTGAAGTCCCGCTCGTCTTTGGAGTTGAAGTAGTCAGCATAAGCCTGTGCTTTAACCTGATCGGATACTTGCAGCGGGCGCAGAATCGCCTCGATCTCCTTGCCAGCGGCTCCGGGCGTGTATGAAATAAAGGACTTCTGATCGTCCGCCATTGGTTACCTGCCGCGTTTTGCTGGACCGAATGGGGTGTTTATCATGTCGGGCATGTCAGGGCTTGTTCGGCTCGCGCCACCAGTCGGAGGCGGCTGATCGAGGAAGTCAAATGCTCCCTCCTTATCCATCTGCCGCTCCACATCCTCCTCCGTTATCGGCTTGTATCTGCTGGAGCTAAGTATCCTCTTTTGAACCGCCTCCGCGATCTTTCCAATCCTCTGCACGACGGCCTTGGTCGCGGCGGGATTGATGAACGGATCGCCGATCACCTCCGCCCATTTGTCCGCATATCCCCTACCCCGCGCCCGGTGAATACCCATCGTGAACGCAGCCACGGAGTCCTTATCCGCGAGAATCTGGCGCATGTCGCCGGGGATGGCATTCAGGTGCCCACCTAGACTAGCCACCCGGCCCATCGTTTGGCCAGTCAACATCGGATGTCTGGTAGGGAGGGTATCCAGTTCTTTGGCCATGCGCGCAGCGGACTCCATAGCGCCCTGCGCGCCGTGAGCAATAGCCATCTCGCCTTCACCTGGCGGACGCTGGCCCACGATCATACCAGGACGCGCGACTCCACCTGCGGCAGCACCACCACCCCCAGCGGATGCGCCGTTCCTAACCGCGCCAGCCCCGCCAGCGGCTCCAGCACCAACGCGGGATGGTGGGAGCCCCGGAATATCACGCGTCCGCGTGGTGGCGACTTCCATAGCCTTATACGTGCCATCCGCCTGTGGTACGAATCGGAGCGTTTTGGACGTAGAAGGTGCCCAGCCCGCAGGAGGGAGAATACCGCGCTCCATGCCCACGATATCCCCTCTATGGTTCATCATGATGCGCGAGAATCCGGTTGGCGAGTCAGCATCCGGCATGATATCGCCCTTCATCGCCTTGCCGCCTGTAGTTGGAGCCTTTCCCTGCGCGATTGCGTAGATATCCTCAATCGGCATGTCCGGGTTCTGTTTCTTCAACTGCTCAACTCGGTCTTGAACTTGTCTGTAATGACGGCTTTCCGTGCCAACATTCAAGGATTCGTCTACAGAGCGCTCTTTACCGTATAGATCCAGCGCGCCTTCCCGAGTACGTTTAGCGGCAGCCTCCGCGCGCTTTTCGTCTAGGTCCTTTTGGGCTTCCGCACGCGCTTGTAATTCCTCGCGTGTCGGCATCGACCCGAATCGCGATGTCGGCATCGGTGCAGTCTGCGCTGCCTGCGGTGCCTGTGCAGTCTGCGGAGCCGCCGACTGTGGCCCCGGCGCAACAGGTTGCTGTGGCTGCGCGGTCATACCGGGCGCGCCCTGCACGTCCGCTCGAAACTGCTGCTGCTGGCCCTGCTGCTGTTGTTGCTGCTTCTTCCGTTGGAACAGGTGCCCGGCGAACTGACCGATCTTCACCATCGGGTCTTTGATGGACTTATTCGGAGATTTGTACTTAGCGTCGTCCGCGATCTCTTGCAGGTGTTCGAACAGCTTAGGGATCTGCTCCGGGTGTTCGCTGGCCAGTTGTGGATTAGAAATAGCCAGCTCCAGAATCCGCATCTGGTCCAGCCGCTCCTGCCGCTTCTCCTGATACCGTCGATCCGCCTGCTTCTCGATATCCGCGCCCGCCGCGCCAAGTATGCCGCTGAGTAATGCGCCCATGTTATTCTCCTAGGAAAACCCCACCGCCTCCGCCTTCGCCGGGGAGCATGGGGATGCCTACGTCGGTGCTTCCGCCTCCCCCGCCCGCGCCACCGCCATTGAGCAGCCCCTGCAATAGCTGATAAATCCCCGCGCCGGTCTGTTGTTGCAACGGAATATCCTGCGCTGTCTTGCCCAGCAGCGCGTTGATCTGGTCCGCGACCGCGTTCAGGCTGAGTGACCCCGCCTGCAATCCCTCCCCGGCCATCTGGCCCGCGATGCCACTTAGCGCATTCGCAGCCTGTGGGCGCGCGGTATTGATCAGGTTACTAATCTGCGCTTCCTCCTTGAATGGCAACTCGCTCAGCGCTGTCGTCTGCCCGCCGCCACCAGGAGTGAATTTGCTGATATTCGCCGCTGTCTGCGCGTTCTGGTCCTTCAGCATCCCGATTTCAGGACTCAGCGTGCTCATGATATCCGCGCGGTTCCCGCTTAGAATCCCTTCCTCATACGGGAGCACCTGGTTGTACGCCTTCTGCGCGGATGGGAGGAAGTAGTCGAAAGCGTAATTTTTGGACAGATCGCCGATTTGTTCCGCGCGGCGGAAGGTCGGGCTGGTTGGGCCTACTTTAGATCCACCACCACCAAGCCCGAGCTTGCTCATTCCCACACCAGCGGCGGCGCTGATTAGCGGCGGCCCCCAGATACTAAATCCTATCGGCATTGCATGTACCCCTCTTTGAATATCGCCAGCAGCATCATGTCGATTGGCTTCCCATAACGGATCGTATGCGTGCGCAGGTAGCCCTCGTACTCCGCGCCCAGACGGGTCAGAAACTTCCGCACCCGCGCGTTGTCCGCGAAGAACATAGCGGAGATTTTCTCCACGCCCTCGTCGAATAGCTGCTCGATCACCTGCCGCACTGCTGTCTCGGTCACCGGAGTGCCGCACACATAGTTAGTGAAGCAGATTCCGTGGAAGATGCCGCCATGCGGGGTTGTTGGGCAATAGTTGATGATGCCGCACAGCGATCCGTCCGCCTCGACTCCCCACGAGCGCTCATACGCAGCTCGCGCGGTCATTGTAGAGACAAAGCTGTCGTAATCGCGCGGGCTGTAGTCGTCCATGTTGCACTCAGGCGACTCGTTCACCCATTTCCACAACTGCGGGTATGCGCTGGCTGGAAATGGAGAAACCATCGTAATAGCAGCCTGTTCGACGGCGATCATGTTGCGGTTATTATAGGCCATTTCCGCCATCCTGCCTATCCCGCCACCCCAGCGTCGAACGCGCGAAACCAGTCTCCATTCGCCGGATTCGGCGCGGTTGCTACCGTGATCATCTTGTCGTTGATGGTGAAGTCAAAGCCCTGCCCAGCGCGTTGCAGCGTCGCGCCCGCTGTCCCGGTGCCACGGAACAGCAGCAGATTCGCGGGCTTCGCGGACAGCGTGAATACTTTATTCGAGTTATTTATCGCGCCATTGACCGCGAGTTCGATCAGCGCGGGCTTTGTGGGCGTCTTTTGGTAAATCAGATCGAACGCGCGCCGGAAGGCTTCTTTCAGATCCGCTGGGGAAGGCTCGTGTACGCCATCGAAGTGCGGACGCCATTGCGCGGTGTCTACAGGCATCGCGCGGCACCTATTTTGGATTGATTGTGGAGGATAGAGGCGGAGCCAAACCACTTAACCCCGCCCCCCGCAAACAAGAGGACGCCATGCCCAATGGCGCTACGTTGATAATACGGGGTTTGCGCCAGCGCTGTCAAGGTCATGATCCCAGGGCCTCGCAGGGCTGGTCGTGGCTGATGATCACTGGCTCCTCCGGGCAGGCCGGGACAGGCGTACAGACTGGCGGCGTGATCGTCACGGTCGTCTGGCAGGTGCTTGTGCCATTCGCGTTCGATACAGTCAGGATGTAGGTGGTTGTTACACCGGGGATCGGAATGCTTAGTGAGCCACCCGCTGGATTCACCGCGCCGATTCCTTGGTCAATGCGCGCGCTGGTTGGAGTGTTGGTAGTTGTCCAGGTTAGTGTAACCAGCCCGCCGCTGACAGATGAACTCAGCGCACAGGTAGGACTGGGCACCGAGAACGCAAAATTCGGCTGGCTGCCGCCCGGACTAAAGTTCGGGCTGGTACCATCAAATTGCACCCACGGCTGTCCGCTGCTCCATTCCACTCCAGTGTTATAAATCCGGTCATTGTGACAGTTGGCCGGGTTCGGATCGGAGTACGGATTCAGTGCGATGCTGTAGTAAATTGACTGCGCAGACCAGACACCGCCAGAATGCGTACTCGTGCGGATCGTAGACTGCGGATTGAAGTCGAAATTATCGTCATAACTCAGCCAGAACACGCGCTCATTACCAGACCCATCCAGAATCAGCGTTGCTGAGTTATTCGAGAACCCAGTGCTGTCTATCGTCTCCGGCGCGGCCCATGTTGGATTGCTGATCGGAGAGCCGCGATAGATGACCAGGGTATTGGAGCCATCGTTCAATATCGCGGCGAAACACACACGATCATTTGCAACGTCGAATATGCCATCGCAACCAGTCTGCGCCCCAGACCCTCCCATCTCCTCCAGGCTCTCGGAGAAGTTGAAGTCATTGGTTAGCGTTCCACCCAAATCCACGCGCAGGTAACGCCAGCCGGTGAGCGTGCCATCGGAGAAGAAGATCATGCTCACGCTGTCGTCGCTGACATTTGGTAGGAACTCGGTGAGCACGGCGGATGCGCTGCCCGTTCGCACTAGCGTCGCCGCGCCCCACGCGGAAACGCCATCAAAATCGCGATAGTAGAGATCCCCGGTGGTGGCGATCAGATAAAAAAGGCGGAATCCGCCTGTGGAATAGCGCACCAGAAATGATGCGTTGATATTATTCAGCGTGGTGAACGCAGGACTGGCGGAGCCGATCAGACCTCCATACAACCCCGTGGACATATCGAAGGAGGTTAGCTGGTTAGTATGCGCGGTGGGATCGCGAACCATGAACCAGATCGTGTCGCTTGTACCATCC